TGTTTATGGTTTTTATATTCACACCGGATACAAGAGTGTCCTGTTTTCCCGAGTCTTGTTCATCAACATACTCTCTTGTTGCATATCCAATGTCGTCGTTGAAATCGCTTAGTTTCGTAGGCTTGTTCAGTATTCTTGAAACACCGGAAGACGAATCCCAATCTGAATTGACTTGTGGCGCAGGTATAGCCGGCTTGTTTTTAATTTGGGCAGGGCCTGATGTTGCCTCCCAATCAGCATTCACTTGACTCGGAACATCATTAATTGTTATAAAGCCGGAATCATTATCCAAATCGTTTGTTTTAGTAGGCACTGTTATATTTACGGTTGTGTTAGCCGATTGGTTTGCGCTGAACGTTCCTATCTGCACATTGTTCCTGTTAATGGTCATGGTACCGTTGTTTGCAGCCGGAGGTATGGTTGGTTTTTCGTTAAGGTCGTTATATGAACCTGTTTTTGAAACCTTATGCAAGTTAACTGTACCGGTTATTGCTTCCTGAGGGATTACCGGCAGACTATTTGTGTTATCAGTATTTAGTTTTGGCTTGTTCAGGATATAAGCCGGTTCAGTACTATCCACCTCATTCCAGTCGGACTGTTGTGAATTTGTTCTCAGATCGCTTATTTTTAACTGTGTCGTAGCCAAAGTATTCCCATCGCCAATCACAACAACCCTTCCTTCAATATCCTGTCCGTCACATACCTTATCGTACTTGTTTAAGAGTTGGTCTTTTACAAACTCTTCAACCTCGTTGAAACTATGCCCGTCCCAGGATTCGTCCATATTTTTAATGGATGTGTATATATTTTCGTTCATAATAAGTGTAATTTTTTTTTATAATTAATAAATATACAGGCAAAAAACGCGCTTATGAATATCAGTCTCAGTTTATATCATTTTTATCATTTATACATCCATATATAGTCATCGTACCACACATACTCATTTCGCCATACTGTCGGATTAAAATCTTCGATAACCAAACTGTTGCCAAAATGAAAGGCACCATTAATGACGGTTTTGTTGTGGTATAGATATCTTAGATAGACTTTCCGTCCTATTGTCTCTATATATATTGTATCTTTCGAGTCTTCTGCGGTTTTCACGTGAATACCAATCTCCCCGTTGTCAAGTTTTTCAAGCTTAACATTTAACATAATACAATTTAAAGACGGGTTTATTATGTTTTTCGGAAGCATAACCTCATTGGCAAACACAGTTCCGTATAGCTGTGAAGAAATTCCGAAAAGTTTCAGGGTTTCAATTCCGAATGAACATGTACCGTTTGATACAATACCGTTTAAATTACATGTACTTTCAGAAAGCATGTCTATTTGTAGAGTGTTGTTGTCTTTGCTGCCAGAAAGAGCCCAAAACCTTTGGGTGAAATCGCACGATGACGCGCCATATTCATGTATCATCTGTTCAAGCTGATAAAAGTTCCCGTCAACCTCATCTATTGTAAGGCCGCAATGTTTGGTTATATCACCAGGGTATTCAGATTCTAAGTTATAATATATCATTTTACTAATAGTATTTTCTTAAAGATAAATATTTATTTTTTTTATATTAAACCGTTTAAAAACGTAATATAGTTTTGATTCAGATTATTGTAGTTTATCGAACACTCGTAAAACTTGAATGATTTGATGTATCCTTCAAACGTGCCTCCAAACTCCTTTTCCAACGGATATATATGGTCTGGCAATTTGGTGTATTCATTATATACAACATCCGACAAACCCTGTGTTCCACCTCCTACGGATATGTTATAAGGTACCCCTTCTTGCTTGTCGCTCGTATCGTCCAACTCTTTGAAATTAAACAATTGGAGTTCTTTTGACACAAGCCTTAGTTTCCCGTTCACATATATCATAAGCCTCATTTTATTGGAATGATGTAGTTTATTTACCCTGACGTGTATATTCGCCCATTTTCCATACGGAGCGTTTCCCGGTTTAGTGAATTCAGACTCTATATTATACGAACATTCGCCATTATCTGTATTGCATACAAAATATTTATAGCCAACCGATCCATCAGGCTTTATCTGCAAAGCGAAAGCATTCCTATACAGATCTTTATAAACGTCATATTTATTTCCATTTTCATCAATGTATTTACCATAATCCCTGACAGTCAATCCATCACATGCACGACTAAATAAAGTAAAGTAATTAGCGTCGTTCTTTATATTCCTGTACTGTATTAAAGCATTGTCCCCATCCTCATACGTTTTAACAGTTACACCATCACAACTCCTATCAAAAAAAGCATACTTGTTGTCTGTTTCAATTTCAATGAAGTTTGTTTCATTAAGGGCGTGTTTCGAATTTGTTTCTTCTATATTGGCGGATTCCTCAACTCGTTCAACAACTTCCATGTAATTATCCTTGAAATAGTTAGCGCAAGCGCAATCAGTATTATTCAGATAATTGTCAGGGTAGTAAGCCGTCTGAGCACAATCATCAAGATCACACAAACATTCAACATGCTGAACATAATCAAGCATAGCATCGGGTCTATTTTGCTTAATCTCATCGAAAACACATCCTGTGTCGTAGTATTTCAACCATTTGTTTTCGGCTCTCGCACCCATATAAAAGAAAATTCCGGTGTTTTCAGGGTGTCTTGAATTAAGTGTGTAACATGCATTCCCGAAATTCATCGGTTTTAAGACAAAATCAAGACTCCACCCTTCATCACCAATCTTATTCGGTAAAACACTATACTCACAAGTATCACCTGCGGCATATATACCTTGGAAAAAGCCTCCATTAAGCCTTGCGCAACGCATCCCATCCTCATCGACCATCGACCACGAATAGTCAAAAATTTTATTGTTGCCACCTATCGGACGAAGCTTAAGTTTGCAATCGCCTTCGTTTATAACATATTTGCTGTTTTTTACTAACTCAACAAACTCTTCCGGTTTTATAGTGTCCCTGTCAAAAATCAGAAACCCATTGTCGGTTCCCGTAAAACCTATATTGTTTAATTCCAAACCATTAGATTTGCATTTTGAGTATACATATTCACCCAACGATTCCAAACCATCGTCTGTAACACACTCGTCAATAGTAGTGTCAATCATTGCAGCAAGGCAGCCTGTATAGTACCAATCGCCGAAACCCGACCACCCGCACTGATACAAATACAGGAAAAAATCCCAATAGTCTGACTTCACTGGAGTCAGATCAAACGGAAAATGATTATGGTTCCTTATATTGCCCATACGATATATTTATCAATATATAAATATTGAATGTTTGATATGCGAAAAATCATAAAACTGACAGAAGAACAATTCAGAAAATTGGAGGAAGAGAACTTTACTTCTATAATAGATTCATCTTCCGAAATACCTGAATACATACCGTCACAATCCACACCCGAAGGAAAAGTGAACGATGAAGAATTCGCTGAAATAGTCACAACAGACGATTTGGGTGACAAAATGTGCAAGAATTTCCCATGGGGATACAGGGGCAATCTTAGATATGCCATGCGAATGGTAGCTGAAAACAGTGACAAAAGCGGGGACGGTGTTCCTGACATGTTCAACCATCCCGACGCAAACGAACTGAACGACGGAAACGAAGCTGACGATCAGGAAATTATACCAATATCCATTGAAAAACATTTGGATAGATTGATACAATCCATAAATGACTCAAACTTACCCCCCAAAAAGAAAGTTTGTATTCTAAACAAACTGATAGACAAAGCCGACTTGAAAGGTCTTCCTCCGTCATATGCTACAGAAACATCAATGAAGATAAAATCAAAAAGACAATGGTAATACTACAAGAGGATAACAGGAAACTAAGGGGAAAGATGTTCTTCATACCTGACGGTGTAAAAAGGCATCTTAAAAAAACATTGTCCGACTATGAGAAAAAAGGTGGTGATGGAAACGCCGACGGTTATGACAGGCTGTCATTTTTATGCACACAGGAGAATATTTCAATGGAGGAATTGAAACGTCTCAAAAACTTCTTCGACAACTACAAAGGGACTGAAATGTCAGAAACCTACATACTCAACGGCGGAAGACCTATGGCCGATTGGGTGAACAGAATACTGAAAGTTGCAACCGACACGGTAAGAAACCAAAAGGAAGCCAACGAATTGACGGGGTTGAATAGCAAGGAAAAGAAAACAAATAATGAACCGAGAGTGAAAGACATAACCACAGACAAATTTCAAACCGAGAACCTATCAAACTCAATACACAAAAACAAGGCGATAAAAGAAGGGAAAATATTTGTCATGTCGGAAAGACAGGTTCTCCTACTTTCATAAAAAATAGCACAAAGACAACTATTTATATTAAATAATAGAATAAGAAAAAAAAGAAAAAATATAAACATTATGGTTTCATGTTTGGAAATTGTAAGCATAGACGCACGACACACACAGATAATACGTTCTGACTATCAGTCAACATCACCGTATATCAATATGACTGGTAATATGACCACAGTAAAAGACCTTTCGATGAAGGGCACTTTGGATGGCGGTCATACGCATTGGCTTCCTGATTGCACCGGTGCAATAAACACTTTCACCAAAATGAATTTCAACACGGCAGTTGAATCTAACCTTGGTAATATTGCCGACAATCAGGCAAGAAGAGAGTCGATGGTTAGAAGCATGTATAACGCTGAACATCCTTACGGTATAATTGACACGTCCGCAAATGTGCTTGAAGGACAATACGTAGTGAAATAATATACATTGGCAAAGAAATGTTCAACGGTCTGCTTGAGGAAATACTGAACGAGTCGGCGGTATCAATGGACGACATAAATTCAGCCATTGACAATCACGAAAAGTTGGTTGTGACCTATACACCCGTGACACCCGATAGAAAACATGCTGTAGGAGCAAGACTTATCGGGGTATTCGCTCATGGTCAAACACAGGCCTCAAATGACTGCATAAGGGTTTTTGAATACGCAGGCGATACCGCGTCGTTTGTGCCAGGATGGAAACTTCTAAGACTTGACCAAATAAAGTCATGGAAAAATACGGGGCAAAAAATATACGAGCCGCCGGCAGGTTTCAACCCAAACGGCGACAAGTCAATGTCATTGGTTTTCAAAGTCGCTAAATTCGATGACTCCTATGTTTCTACAAATGACAAGTTCATGACCGACACAGAAAAAGAACTCAAGAAACGCGGAATGAATCTGAGAAACCAATTGAATAACCCGATATACCTTTCAGACTTCCAAAAAAAAACAAACACGAACCAAAATTCGGACAACAACACCGAGCCACAGGCAGAACCGAATCAAAACATTCAACAAACACAAAAGCCTGAAAGGTACAAAGATGAGGTTGCAAGAATGTTCGCGCCGTTGAAGGACAAGATAGCAAACGCCAAAAAGATAGACTTGCAAAATCTAAACAAACCAAGAGAAGTTCACGATGAAAGACCTGAATACAAGAAAGAAGTTGACAATATGTTTGCTCCGCTGAAAGACAAAATAGGCAATGCACAGAAAATCGATTTGTCAAAAATAAATGACCCGAGGAAAAGGAATGCAACAACTCAAACATTACAGGAAAACATACACAGATTGGCTGAATGTAACGAAGTGTTCACAATTCGAGAACTAAGAACAATACTTTCAGAAAGCATGTGAACTACCCACGACTGAAGTCGCGAGTTTTCCCGGCGCTTTAATAAAAACTTGTTTTTTCGAGAACCCATTCATATATTTTTTATAAAAAGATTTTAAGAAACATGGCAAACGAGAATTACGAACAAACACTTGAACTTTTTAAAAAACTCCAACAGGGAGGTGCCACAGATGTATCAATACAAGAACAGACTAACAGAGCCCCTAAAGGAGTTACCGGTTCAATAGACAGTCTTGACGAAGCCGTATTCGGCAGATATATACAAACAGAAGACGATGAGGCAAGCAAAGGACAACGCCTTCTTATGGAAACCATGCGAGAATACGAGGAAGGAAATGTATCCGAGGAAACAATGGAACGTGTAAAACACAATGTGAAAAACCTCAAGATACCACAGGCTATCATAAGTTCGGTCATATCAAACCCGCTCATAGAAACAAAGATAGGGGGAGACGACATAGACGAATTCGTCGAGAAAAACCTCAAAAAAAACACGAACATAGAACTCTCAAACCGCATAGCAAAGAAACTTGAGGAAAAAGATAACAGAGTTCAAAAACCGCAATCTCAACCGCAGCAACAGAGAAACGATTCGCAACTTGCACAAATGATAGTCGAAGCTGTTGACAACGCGATAGACAGGAAACTAAGTCAAATCGGTGGTAAAATCAACCTAAACGAATCACAAAACAGAAACATACCGTCACTTAAAATGATTCAGGAAACAGACGGTAGCAAATTCCTACTCCTTGACAGTGACGACAATGTGTATGAATGTACGCTCACTTACAAAGGGAAAAACAAAAAAAGATAAGATATAAATTAAAAAAAATCAGCCATAAAATTGGTTGATTTTTTTTTCCTGAAGATAACAAATAATGTAGTATATTTGTGTTGAAAGAATTTTTTTAATACATAAAATAATATTGTAATATGTTAACACAGGAAAAAATCAACCAAAACTATCTGACGTTCATCAAGAAACTTGAAACATACGGATGCTACTCCGAAGAGATGATGAACGAAATCGGAGAAAAAGTGAAACACGCCTCATATTCAATGTCAGACGAATACGGCGGATGCTACGACGGCTCCCTTGTTGACGTGACGCTTTACACATTGTGCAGGATAGGTTATGAACTGAATGAAAAGGCATTTGGCAAGAACGGTGACGAAACAAAACCATTCTCGCATCCATTGTTGTCCGTCAATACAAACAAACTGATGAGAGTTTTGTTATTGACGAACATAGCAAAAGCGGTCATGTTCGAAGAAGAAACAGAACAATGGCGAATCAAGAAAGGACAAATGTACAAGTTTCATAATTTCGACACATCAATGAAACTTGGTGCAAGAACATTGTTCCTTTGCCAAAAATATGGAGTAAAACTTGAAGAGGACGAATACGAGGCAATAATGTCAATAGATGAGTCCGAGGACAATGGAGCAAGATTCAGGACACCATTATACACCATAGCCCATTGTGCAAGACTTTTCACTATGGTAGAACTCAGAAGGAAATGGCTTTCAGAAAACGCAACACAAAAAACAACAGTTGAAATTTAAGGAAATGGAAAAGAAAGTTTTAAAATTTGTTAATAAATCACCAAATCCGAAACCTTCTTACGCACATCCATATGACAGCGGGTTTGATTTGAGGTCTTGGATAGACGACACCTATAATGGAGCTGTATTTGATAAAGAAAAGGTAACATGGTATATCACAATTCATCCCGGTGAAATAAAACTCATAGAAACAGGTTTGTATTTTGACATACCAAACGATTGCGAGATACAAATAAGACCAAGAAGCGGTTACTCACTAAAAGTGGGTCTGACCATAAACAACTCACCCGCAACGATAGATTCCCCGTACATAGGCTCAATAGGTTTAATATGCCTTAATCCTACAAACGAACCCATAAAAGTATACAACAACGACAAAATAGCACAAGGTGTTCTTTGCCCTGTTTACAACGAAAGTATGGTAACTCTTGAAGAAGTTTCCAAAATCAAAAAGGAAACCGAAAGAGGTTCCGACGGATACGGTAGTTCCGGAATGTGATATCAACAAACGCCTATCAATATAACTGACTTTTTTGAAAAACTACAGCTGATTTGTTTTGGCTGTAGTTTTTTTTGTTTGTTTTTTTCCGCTAAATATCTTACATTTGATTATCAATTAGGTTGGTATGTTTGAAAAGATAAAAAATATATTCAGAAGCATTGGGATATTCTTTGCGTTCGGAATGAAAGCTGCCGATGAACAGATACTGCACAGCGGAACGTTTTCAGACGACACAAATTCAGGTATACATCAGGAACAGAACGAACACGGGGTGGCACATCATCTGTTGAAAGGGGAAGTGACGCAGGAAGTTCAGGAGTTGGCATACAGGACAGTGCTTGTTGACAGGGAATCCCAATCATATGAGGTATATTCCCCAATGAAGGCAGTAAAGACCCCGAAGAAATTGGAAACAACAAAAGCCATAATTTTCAATGAGGAAAATTATGAGGTTCTTTTGATACAAGAAAATCATCCAATAGGAGACAACGTTTTGGAAGCCCTAAATAAAATTAAAGAGGAGGATATGGAACCCGGTAAAAATACGTTTGATATCGGGAAGATACCTCCCGAACATAGGTTCACAATAACGGTTGGAAGGAGTGGTTTGTTCAGGCCGAGGTATATCTTAGAGGAATACACAAAAAAAATAGTATGTCTTGTAGAAAACAAGGAAGAAAACAAGTACATATTGGACTTCTACGTCTCGAAATACCCCGATGACAAAAAATACAAGACGAAGGGGTTTGTCAGGGAGATAGAACGCATAATGAAAGATGGCAGAGGAAGTGATGTTACCGAAATAAGAACGGTTGATTTCATAACAAGCCATTCATATAAATTTTTCGACGGGATACTTTTCAAATTCACAAACCTGAAATTCAATAGCGTACATGAATTTGACGGAAACTATGTCATAAGGTATAACGCTGAGGTTCTTGACAACGGGCAAGATTTCTTCGACGGAATGTATTCCGAGACAATGGCCAAGAAATACGAGACAAAGGCACCCAAAGATTGTGTTATATCAATAGACCCCAACGCAAAGGCGGATATAAGGAAATATACATGTTCCGTATGCGGAAAAGAGGTTTTCTATGACGCTTCTGAAATGGACAATAAAGCGGCTTCGCTTGAAAACGAGGAAAACGGAAGCGAAGTGACTGAATTTATGGACATGGAGACGTCTGAACAGACTTTCGGGAAAATGATGTGCAAGGAGTGTATGTTGAAACATCAGGAAGAACTGATGAAAAAACTGATTGAAGAAAAATAAAAGAAAAAAAAAATAAGATAACATGGGATTACTTGACGATTACCAAAAACAGCTTGAAGAAGATAGGCTTAACGAGAACTACAACCTTGAGAACGCAGACCCGATGACAGACGAGGAATATGAAGCATACAAAAACGAGGTCGATTCAATAAGGGAACAGATGCGTGAACAAGAGTTGCTAAAGAGCACAAGAGTGGAAAACAAAAGCTACCCTAACAGCGAAATAGGTGTAAAACAAGAAGTTCAATACAACGAGCATGTATATACGACGGAGGAATTGAACGTTGTTGAGAATGAACTAAGCGAAGTCGGCTTGAAGCTGTCGTTAAGAACTGCAAAATGCCCGTTTTGTGGCGCAGACATAATTTCAAAAGCCCCTACAATGGTCAACCCGTTCACTTTTGAAACACGTACGCCTTATACTTGTGAGAATTGTGGCGCAAAGTTCATGACAGACAGGGCGTATCCTCAAGTTCTTGTTACAGATGAAAATAATAACGAAATAAAAGTTTTCTTCAATTAACAATGGTAAGAATAGGAATAGACATAAATGATGTCATACGTGACTACACGGGTCAGTTTATAAAATGTTATAAGAAAATGATTGACCCTAAATTCGAAAAGGAACTTTCGGATATCGAGTCTTTTGATTTTGTTGAGGAATTTAATTTCGGGAGCGAAAGCGAATATCAGGATTTTAAGTATACGGATGCTGCATTTGAGATTCATGCAAGGGCCGAAATGAAAGATAACAAACTTTATGGTGCATTAACTGATTGGGTTGACAATGTATTGAAATCCCTTGATACAGATGAAGATCCGGAGGTTTTTTACTTCAGCCCGTTTGAGTTGGGTTTGACAATACCGTCAACACTTTCATTTTTGGCATCACACGGCCTCAGGGTTAGGGAATATTATTTTCCTGTCAACTCTATGGAAATGTATGACAAATGTGACATCATGATTACGGCAAACCCGAATTTAATTTCAAAATGTCCTGAAGGTAAAAAGGTTTTCAAAATAAACGCTCCGTACAACAAAGATGTTGAATCTGACTTTTCATTCGATAGCCTCTATGATGTGATAAAGGATCCGGAAGAGAAAATAATAAAGGAAATTGAAAAAATAGAAAATGACACAAAGTAACATGGTTGAGTTTGAAGGCAAGGTGTACATGATAGACGTTGACAAACTCATGAGGATGATTTCGGAAACACGGGAAATCGTCAAGGACAAGTCGAAAGTCGAAACATGGGGATATGCGACAGACAAGGAAGGTGACGAACCCGAGTTAAGGGTTATACAAAAGGAAATCACGGAAAACACGTCTAATGCAGGAGAAACATTCGGCAACATAAGATATGATTTCATGAAAAACTTGTTGAATCTTGTTGTCAGCCCGATTTCCGATGAAACCGGAAACATATTGAGAATAAACTCATTTGAAGACATGTATTTCGGCCAAGTTCTTGCATTCAACACATTAATCAACGAGGGAATAATAATTGAAGTTACAGAAGATTAAACATATGGCAGAAAAAAAGGAAAACAAGGCAAAAACAGCCATTCAAAGAATGGATGAAACCATAGATGGTTTGAAAAACAAGGATTTCAAAATATTCTTCTTTGTTGTGGATTCAAAAAATGTGCCGAACGGCAGTATGAATTATATATACCGTATGGCCAAAACGTTGAAAACATTAGGCTATAATGTTGAAATGTGCTATCAGCTCGACGATGCATATAGTCCGGGAGAATTAGCTGAAATAGAACAGAAAGGCTCTGTTCCGGACGATATGAAAAGATTCGTTGGCGTTGGAAAATGGATGGGTGAGGAATATGCGGAACTCCCCCATATAAACATACAAAAGGAAGAATGGAAAATCGGTCCGTCCGACTTCCTCTTCATACCCGAAGTCTTCTCTTCAATAATGTATGAGACATTCAAACAACATGTTTCATGCAAAAGATATGTCATACTCCAAAACTACGGCTATGTGACAGAATTCATTCCTTTCGGACACCAATGGATTACTTACGGGATAGACCATGTTGTGACAAACACAAAGGCAAACGCCGAATTGATAAACGACGTGTTTCCCTACACGAAAAATCATACCACTATACTGCCGCCTTACATAGATGGTTATTATAGAAAACCGGTGAAGGCAAAAGATTTGGTTGTGAACATTGTATCCAAGAACAAGGATGACATCAACAGAATAATGAAGCCCTTCTATTGGAAATACCCTGTATATCAGTTTGTTTCATTTGCTGATTTAAGAGGCTTTCCTGAAAAGGAGTTTGCTGAAAGGTTGAAGAAAGGTTGTGTAACAGTATGGATTGATGAAGACACGCCTTTCGGTTATTCAGGTATTGAATCAATAAAATGCGGCAACATTGTCATTGGAAAAATTCCGAAGATAATTCCTGAATGGATGAACGACACGAACGGAGTTTGGTTCTCAGATATAAACGATGTGCCGGAAATTTTGTCAAAGGTTGTCGCAACCCTCATTGAGGACGAAATTCCTGAAGAAATGGAGAAATCTATGGAGGAAACCTCAAAATTATATTCATATGAAGAGTATGAGAAAAACCTTTCGGAATTTATGCAAGGTGCTGTTGAAGAAAGGATAAAGGAAATAGAAGTGCTCAAGGCAACCGCCGAAGCCGAAGAAAATAACGAAGAAACAGACAAGGAGGAATAAACTATGGAAGCCATCACAATTATTATACCAATATTGGATAAGGACATTGCGTCAGAGAACCTTACAAAAGCCGTCAACAGTGTAATTGAATGCCAAAAACATTATACGGAAGGAAAACTTAAGGTTTTGATTGTAACCGATGGTAATGAGAATGGTTCTGATTATAAAGATTTTGGTGACATAGAATACGAGTATATCACGAACGACACCGGAAAATATGATTTCTGTTCACAAATAAACTTCGCGGTTGACCATATTGACACGGAATACTTCTCAATACTTGAATTTGACGACGAATACAAGCCGAAATGGTTCAAATTCGCAAGCCAATACTATTTCGGAAACGAAGATGTTTCCATATTTGTTCCAATCAATATTGTCACGGATATAAACGGTTCACATTGGCAATATGCAAACGAAATCGCACTGGCCAGCTCGGCAACAGACCAATTGGGATTTATCGACAGGGAGATGCTTGACATGTGGACATCATTCAATCTTACAGGGGCCATATTCAACACTTCTGATTTCATAAAAGTCGGCAAGTATAAACCTTCCATAAAACTTGCGTTCAACTATGAACTTATGTTAAGAATGGTTGAAAAAGGCCTAAAGATATATGTTGTGCCTAAAGAAGGTTACGTTCATATAATCGGAAGGGAAGGAAGTTTGATGGAAGAGTACAGGAAAGAGATACCTGCCGAAGAAATGAAACTGTGGTTCGACCTTGCAAAACGCGAATGTTCATATGAAAACGACAGAGGAAAAGGTGTTACAATCGGTAAAAAAATAAGTCTATCATAATCATGGTGCCCAAAAAATGGAGGTCATTGAAGATAAAGACAAGATAGAAGAACCGAAACAGCCAAAGAAAAGGGGCAGAAAACCCGGTACCACCAACAAAAACTATTTCGGCGAGGAGGAAGAGCAGGCGTTCCAAGAATACCTGCTCGCCTCAGACCAACTTACAAGGGACATAATATTCGAGAAAAAACTAAAACTACCGTTCACCAAAATGGTTGAGTCCATAATACGCCGATACAACCTCTTTACGCCGTTTGAGGACTTCGAGGATACTTTTAACGACGCAATGTCGTTTATGGCTACAAAAGCCGGTAATTTCAAACCGGGCAAAGGCAAGAAAGCGTATTCCTATTGTGGCACGGTTTGTAAAAACTACCTCATAAACAAAAGGCTGACAACAATGAAGCGGGACAACCGTTTTGTTTCATATGATGTTCTGTACACTGACACAAATCCCGACAACAGAGAGAACGAAGAATCAGGAACCGTACAAGACTCGTTCAACACAGGTCTCATAAAACGTGTGATAAACGACATAAACGATACCATTGACGAAGGGATTTGGGATGATGGAAGCGAAATGACCGAACAGGAAAAAAAGGTCGGCATCAGTCTTGTTGAAATATTGGAAAATTGGGAACATGTATTTCAAATAGGTGACACACAGAAGTTTAACAAGACAAGTGTATTGTACTTCATAAGAGAAAACACCATGCTTTCGGCAAAGGAAGTTAAAGACGCCCTGAAGAAATACAAGCTTGGTTATTTTGCAATAAAAGACAAATACATAGAGAATTTTTAGAAAAAAACTATTTATCCATTATGGACAAGACAAACAAGATAAAACCGAAATACAAGCTTACTCTGAATGATGCCAACAATTTACAGGACCTCATGCAGGAGCTTTATGACGAATCGACAAAAAACATCAACGAGATACAGAACGAGATTAACAAACTCTCTCAATCCACACAGCTCAACGACGAGATGATGGACGCCAAGACAAAATATGCCAAAGCGATGAACGATTTTTCCTCAAACAAAAACAAGGCGCTCACACTTAAACTTGACATTGCCAAATTAATGGCTGAGATAATCAAATTCAACGGCAATATGAAGAAAGTGACGGACGAAATGGAAGGGGTTCCGGAAGATTGGGGTGAATTCGTTGGTGCATTGAACGAAAAGGCGATTGAAAAAGAGTCAGGAAAGAAAACAGAAATATACAAAGTGCGTTAACAATATATCATGGCCAAAAACAGCAAAGCTAAAAAAGTGATGGATGAAGCGCTTGGTGCCATAAGCGCCGCGCAGACCATATTGGAGAAATTGCCGGACCTTTCCGACATAAACTTCGACATGTCTATTGACGTTGACCCGATATCGTTCATCATGGAAGCCCTTTACCGTACCGTAGGTTACGACAAGGTCATAGAGTTTGTGGCCAAAATGTTGACATTCTCAATACCTGTGATAGAACAGGCTGTAAAAGCCTATATGATATTACAGCTTAAAAACCTGTTCACTTGTACCGTAAATCCATTCATATCATACGACCTTATAAAATACGGAGTAACGTTCGGACTTAAGGAAATAGATATTATAAACATGCTATACTACTGCCCTTTGGACAAAACAATGAGCAGGACAAAAAGAACAGGAAAATATTATTACTTCGGCTGCGAAGATTTCAAATTTCCCGACGAGCTTGAAAGCGCAAAGGATTTCAATGCATTTCTTTGGTATATGAAGAACCGTACAATCGACGGAAGATGTGTGTGGTATGGATACAAAAAACAAGCCGAAAACGCAGGAAAACCGACTGTAATACAAAAACAAAAGAAAAAAGACGGCATAATAACGTTAGAGTATGCAGCAAAAAGCGGGAATTTGCGGGATTCCATGGGTTCCCCAATGTACTCTCAAACGCCTTACGACAACTGTTTGCATGTTTTCCTTGGAAACGCAAAACCGTTAACCGACGATGATGTTGAAACCATGAAGGGAAGAATGGCCTCCATACAGGAAGAACAATCGAAATTCATGGAGTTGAGAGACAAGGCTTGGACCGTGAAAAACAAGATAGAAGAAAAATTATCTGAAACGGAGTTTTCCCTGCAAGCCGACGGAGTGTACCAAAGAAACATTCTCGAATGCTATTCCGAATACATGGACAACATAATCGGCTCAATAGACAATGACAGGCCTCTTTCAGAATCAACAGAGCAGCTTTTGAGCCTTGGGGTTATAAAATTCGACCAACCTAATTCCATTTATACGATGGAAATCCCGACAGGCGACATCATCACGATAGATGCACATACATACAATGGAACAAACGGCTCACTTGTAGAAGAAAAGAAAGGCTTGGCTGATAACGTTGCGTCACATCAGGGAGGAAACACATATCTTGATGTAAAAGACAACTATTACTACCACAAGACATTGTTCCAATTCAACGCAGACTACATATATTCTCTTAAACTATTTGACAGCAAAACACTTGCCGCAAGGTTGCTTGAAGCGTTGACCGGTTGCTTTAATGTGGGCCTCGACCTTTCGGTTGAAGAAAGGGTGGTCCAAGCGGAAGTTGACAAAATAGTGTATGACATAGTTGAAAGCGACGATGCGGTAATAACGGATTGCTTCTTCTCTTTCACGAACGACGAATACAACGGCATGCTTGAAAGAACAGAACTACAGAGGTTAGGGCTTTACGTTTCTCCTGACGGAGCTGTAGGCGGTATGATAGACCCAGAAACCGTTATGAGCGCGATAAACGGATTGGCGCCAAACGCCACACAGGAAGAAATAAAAACAGCCATAGAAACAAGCTTGTTCGAACTCACAAAAACCATAACGCCTGAATACAACGGAGAACGCGAAATAGGTCTAAATTACAACCTTCGTGCAAATATGATAGACAATCTTCTTCAATCACTTGCAAATGTTATAGTAATGTCGGTACTTACGCCAAAAGTCTATCTTCTTATGGCTGTGAACTTAAAGATATTAGGTCACGAACCAAGTTTTGACCTAATGGGGTTCATAGACCATTTCAGACAACTTATTGTCGGTATCATACGCACAATACGCGACAACATAATGCAGATGTTCAAAGATTGGCTGATGGAAATAATAGGCGATTTGGCAAAAAGAATAGGAGCCAAGCTTGTACTTGAACAAATACAATACTACCAAATACTCCTTAAGAAATGCATAGACTGCTTCAAATTCAAACGTAATCTTATTGGATGGAACATGGCTGACGTCGGTGCTGACATTTACGATTTGGAAAATAACGAACCTGTTAATGAAGAGTGTTAATCATGGGGTGGATAGACAATATAGGAAAAGCCATAACAACAGTGTTGGAAAAAGTTAGGCCTCCCGTGGCCCCTATACCACCAATACTGTTACTTTGCGAAATAATGAACAGGCCCGGTTTATCTGCGATAGCCCTCGCATCGGCAGTTATAGCGAGAATGACGGCAGAAGGCTTCCCAACAGGTGTCAATGAGGACGGTTCCGAAAACATGGGCAACAAATTTGTGTTGATACTATGTGAGGAACTCATAAAAGAAATACAAACAAACGCTGTTGTCGAAACTTCCATACCACCCGGTGCAATATCTTCATCGGGTACGGGAGCAAATATGGGCGGCCCAGTTTCAATAAGTGCATATAACGATAAAATAGCAGCTGTTAAAGGTTTGATACGATGAATTGGATACAAAATATAGGACAAGCTATAACGACAGTGTTGGCAAAAGCAAGAGCACCAATACAATCAATACCCCCGATATTACTGTTATGCGAAATATTGGAAAGACCCGGTATGTCAGCCATAACACTTGCCGCTTCTACAATAACAAGGCTGCAATCGGCAGGGATTCCGACTGAGGTAAATCCTTGCGGAATGGAAAATATGAACAATAAATTCGTTAAGATATTCGCCGAGGAGTTTGTGAAACACATCAAAACATACGCAAAAGTTGAATCTGTCATGGGAATAGGCGACATGTCGTTCATAGGGCAGGGAGGAAACGGAGGAGGACCGATAATCATGCCTATGTACAATACAAATAACGGACAAATAAATGGACTTGTGCAATGATTGAGAACTTGGATGTAGCAACAAAAAAAGAAATAGAAAACGAACTTCTTGAAATAGAAAACGAGTTCAACACTAAAAGAACGGACCTTCAGGATATTACAGAAGAGTTCAAGTCGCTTGTATCATCCATTCAGAACAAAATGAAAGAATTGTCTGATAGATACGAAACACTTAAAAAAGAATTAGAAAAACGAGAAACGGAAAACAAAGACTGATATGGTAGGATTAAACGAAAACCTTTTGAATCTAACAAACTTCGCATTGTGTGACGTACTCAGTGTTGATGACGAAAGCGAAGGAAGGCGGATAAAAGTAAGAATACCGTCTTCATTGGACAGTGAGAAAACAATCGACGAACTCCCGTATTGTTTTCCGTTACTTCCGAAACTTATAGGTGTAAATCCAAAAGTCGGGGAGAAAGTATTCGTCTTTTTCCAAAGTCCCAACAGTAAAGAATCCTTCAGATTGTTTGTAGGACCGATTATAATGCAGGACTACATGACAAACTATGCGCCCGGCTCGACAACATCAATAACAAGGGCGAAGATAACAGGTAGGGAAAAAACCACTTTAATGACGCCGAATCTCCTTTCAAAAAAAGGAATGGGCCCGTTCGAAGCACCGTCAAGAAATTCAAAGAATGAAGGAAGCATACCGAAACGCGAAGATATTGTCATAAAAGGACGCGCCAATACCGATATCGTATTGAAAGACTCCGAGACACAAATAAGATGCGGTTTTATAAAATCGCCTTATGATACTGATATAAAGTCAAAGTTAAACTACAATCCTGTTGACCAAGCTTATATACAACTGAAATACAAAAAGTCAAAAGACGACAAAGAAAACGAGTTCAACAGTTCCATAAACATTGTTGCGGACAGGATAAATCTTCTTTCATATGATTCCGGTTCATATATAGATAATTTGGGTGAGAAAGACTTGGTTGGAGATAAACAAATGGAAATGATATTTCAACGTGCACACGCCCTTCCATATGGTGACGAACTTGTTGCATTCCTCAAGGAATTTGTAAGGGTTTTCAAAGAACATACCCACCCGTATTACCAAATGCCCCCATGCCTCAAGTCTTCAGACAACGACTCAATATCGGTGAACCTTGATGATATGCTTTCAAAATCAATACGAATAAACTAACTTACCTATTTATTGTTATATATTAACAAATAGACTTATGTTAGTAACCCATACATTTTTAGACAAATCAAACACCATTATCGAAGGTAGTCTTGCAAATACAGGCCTCAATCCTGTGATGTCCTTGTATTACGGAAACATGTGGACAAGGATACTCATGCACTTTGACACAAGCAAACTTAAATCACTCGTACAAGACAAAACCTATCCGGATATAACAAAATTAAAACACGTCCTAAAATTATGGAACGTATCTGATATCGACTTACCAAGAATAAATTGCCCGTTCCCTGATTCAAAACGAAGAAACGCAAGGGAAAGAGCCACGTCATTCGAACTTATACTTTTCCTCATACCGCAATATTGGGAAGCCGGAAGGGGTTTTGACTACACTGACGAAAACCCGATAAACGGCAAGGCCTCATATTCCGAATACGGCTCAAACTGGTTCTACAGGACAACGGAACACAAATGGAGAAAACCTGGGATATACACACCTGAAGAACTCATAAACATGGCTGATGAAGATAATTCCGTTATAGTCGGAAGAAAACGTTTCGATTTCGGCAATGAACAGTTTGAAATGGATGTCACTGACATTGTGAACAAATTCATAGGCGGAACAGCAGCAAATTACGGTCTGTGCCTTGCATTCTCCCCTGAATTCGAAATGATGGTTGAAGATGTCTCACAATATGCAGGATTCTTCTCAAACAGGACGAATACGTTCTTCGAACCTTATCTTGAAACAACATACGACGAAACAATTAAGGACGACAGGGTGAACTTCTTCCTTAACAAAAAGAACAAACTCTTTTTCTATGCAAATGTAGGGGGTAAATCAGTCAATCTTGACGAAATGCCTACCTGTACAATAGACGGAACACCGATGACGGTCAAACAAGCCACAAAAGGTGCATACTATATAGACATAGAAATTGATACAGATGAAATGGAAGCCGATACCATGTTCTACGACACATGGGGAAATATAAAATACCAAGGAAAGAGTTATCCTGATGTGGAACTCCATACAACCGCAAAATCACCTGAAAACTACCTGACATTCGGCCTTCCGTTCGATACAGAGAAACTACCTAAATTCACACCGTCACTAAGCGGAATAAACGACAATGAGTATATAGAGCAGGGAAGTTTGAGGAAAATTAATGTGGACTGCAAAATAAACTACACCACCGATCAGATTTATCCTTTCGACCAATTGAAATACAGACTTTATGTGATAGAAGCAGACCGTCAGATAGATGTTATACCGTGGACGGACTGTGATTTCATGTACAATTCAGCCTGTTTCCATATAAACACGTCAGAACTTCTTCCGCATGAATATCATGTTGATATAAAGGTCACTTACGATATGGATGAAGCCGTTCATAAAAACCTCTTGACATTCAGCGTGATAAACAACGGAAGACAACCGGAATAATAGAAGAAAAAATAATGATGGATGATAAAAATTAACAAAGAAAAAATATTTGAATTTATAAAAAAATATTGGAAATACCTTGCATTGGCCGCCGCCCTGATTCTTCTTATGATATGCATAAGGCAATGCAACAGAGCAAGTGAGTACAAAAAAGAAATAGCCCGTCTTGAGAACAACATTCTTGCAATCGACGACACGCTGAAAAACTACAAGAACGGGAAATACAACATGGCAGAAATGCGTGCTATGCAACTGAGAATAAACGAACTTGCAGACTCACTGAAACTCGAAAGAAACAAAAAACCTGTCACAATAATAAAATATGTGGCCACAACATCCGACAGTATAATAACAGAGGTTGTGATACACCATGACACCATATACGTTGAAAAACCATGGTCTGACTACGGATATATAACAGCAAGCGACACCTCTATATTCGGAAATTCAAATAGGATTGTAAACGTCGGAATACCATATCGTGTGAACTGTGAAACAGGTTTGTTGGAATCCAATGGTAACGCTGAAATAGGAATCTCACAGAACATATGGCTTGAAAGCATTTTATACAGGGACAAGAAAGGGCAGACATACGTACAACTTAAAACAGACTACCCGTCAGTGAAATTCAATGACGGAGGGGCAATACTCGTTACAGACAAGTCATACGACTACAAAAGCAGAAAACAGTTCGGACTCGGACTTGGAGTTCAAATAGGATACGGTGCAGCATTATCAAACCCGATAAGACTCTCACCGTATATAGGTGTAGGACTCAACCTCAATTGGAGCCCGAGATTCCTCCAATTCTAATAAAACAGGCTATTTATTGTTAATATAGTGAATATAAAATGGCAGCAAAAAAACATAGGACTGATTACGAGAAACATATCAAGGAATTGGCGGAATTCATGGACACCAACGGTTGTCCTCTCCGTCCGTTCCCGAAGATAAAGCTCAGCAACAAGAAACAAGACGGCCTTCTTATAAAAACAGGTTTCTACGACCCCGATAACAAAACAATCACAATTTTTGTGAACGACAGGCACATCAAGGACTGCTTGAGGTCGTTAGCGCACGAATTCATACATCACAACCAAAACCTTGAAGGAAGACTGGCAAACTATCACGGAGATACATTGGGACAGGACGAAGCATTGGATATGCTTGAATCTGAGGCATACAACAGAGGCAATATACTTTTCAGGAAATGGACTGAAACAAAGGCAAAGTCTGAACCAAAGGCAACCACATTCGGAAAACATATGAAAAAGAAAATAACCCTTTCCGAAGAATCAGACAATGGTATGAATATAATGAAGTCAATCCTAAGCGAATCCATAGAGGATTATCTCTGCGAAATGCAGAAAAGAATAAACAATTTCGACAGGGCTGAGAAATACCTTGACTTCAAAGATCCGGAAGATGACTTCTATTTTGTTCAGATAACAAAACGTTACAAAGACAATCCGCATGACAATAAAAGGGAAGGCAACTACAGGAACGGCTCATGGTATCTTAAAAGCTATAAAATAACGTCTCCACAGCAACTGCAACAACTCAAACCCGAAATAATAAGCATATGTGACAAAAACAACGCAAGGGCATATATGTGCATAAATTCACGTTCAAAAAAGGAGACTGAAGAACGTGTGAAATTCATCAAATCAATAAAACCATATGCAGACCACGTTGAAGACAGAGTCGCAGGCGAAGCAAAGGACGGAGAGAATTGGAAAGGTAAACGATTGAGACTCCTTATTGATATTGATACCAACGATAAGAGGATTTGGAAAGAAGTTCATGAAATATTAGACATGTGCAACATAAGCATAATGGATGAATATGAATCCTCAAGCGGTGGATTGCATATTGTTATACCAAACAAGGAAGAACCGAAATTCAATTATGCCAAATTCCTCTTTAGGAAATTCGATAGAGGCAGGAACATGGGCAGACAAGCCACAGTGCATCCAAACCCTGATGCCAAAATGATACTGTACGCCAATACAGAGACAAAAGGATATTAAAATTAATAATAAAAAAAAATATAAAAAAATGAAACCTTATAACATACAGACATTAAGTGTTGATATAAACGGGCAACAGGTTCCGGTACAATGTTTCACTATCCGTAAAGGGGATTATAACTATCAATACGCACAGGCCGAAATAAACGGCGAAAAGGTTGAAGGTGTGTCAAGGTTCACCAATAGAAATTGGGAGGAATACGACTACCAAAAAGCCATACAAAACCTAAAAAACAATATAGGTGAAAACATTGTCAATGAATCAAAATACGAAGGAATGGATGATTCTTGGAGTGACATTGCCGTTTATGCCGAAAACCAAAGGGAAATATATGACACACTTTGGAATCTCAAACTAGCCTTGCAGAAGAAAATGAAAAGAGGCGAAGAAATAAACATGGGCGTTTTGGCAAATTCATCGATAATGAGAAAAATTATGCAAAAAGCAATAAGGGAATTCAATGAATACAACAAAGAAAACAATTTACCTGTAATGAATCTTGACAATGAAGCCAAACAAGGTTTGAGACAATATTTCGCAGAGAAAATATTTGATTGGATAGAAGAAGAAAACATCAACAATATGAATGAATCAAAATTAAAAAGGATTATAAGACAATCAATAAACGAAGCCGTTAACGGCGGATGGGAAGTCGAAACAGACGAGGCTCAGGAAGCTTATAAGCTCGCCGTAAATGTACTCGGCAAAGAAACCATAGACGATGCGATAATACGTGCAATGGATGACACTCAATTGGCTGAAATACTTGCATACGTTTTCAGAATGTATGACTTCACCGAATGGGAAGAGTACAAAAACGAAACCCTTGAACCAAGGGAACCTTATACTGATTTCGGTGAAATGTACGAAAGTAAGGAATATGAAGACCATACACCCGAAATTTCCGAAATAGCAGAACAATGCGGTTATTGCATAACAGACTCATATGACAAGTGGAACGGTGTGGTGTATGTTCTTGACAAGGAAAAACCAAACGCATGCCCCGAAACCGAGCTTAAAGATAAAATACTCTCGTCAATAGGTGAAGTTGAGGCTAAATTCGGAAAAAGAACCTCCCCGCAAGCACCTGAAATGTCAAAGCTTCTGTTATACATAGAAACACCGTATCAAGAAAACGATATGTAATCCGTATTCGGTGCGAAAGCATAAAACAAAAAAAATCATATACAAAAAACAACTTAATGCCCGCAAAATTCAAGATAGCTCTGAATGACGAACAGAAACAGGCAAAAGAACTGATATTACAAAATACAATAACCGTTCTTCACGGTAAAGCCGGCTCAGGTAAAACACTTCTCGCATGTCAGATAGCCCTTGACGGATTGCTTAAAAAAGACTATAAAAAAATAGTCATAACAAGACCGACAGTCTCCAAAGAGGACATAGGTTTCCTCCCCGGTGACCTAAGGGAAAAGATGCAGCCATGGATATCACCCATAGTGACCAATTTCTATCTGCTTTACGAGAAATACAAAATAGACCAATGGCTTGCGGACGGGACAATTGAAATAGCACCCGTCTCATTCATGAGAGGTCTGACATTCCTCGACGCCTGCATAATTGTAGATGAAGCCCAAAACATAACGGACGAACAGATGGAAATGATAGTCACGAGAATCGGACTGAATTCAAAAATGATAATATGCGGAGATATATCACAGATAGACCTCAAGCATAAAGGAGATTCAGGCTTCAGATTCATATGCGACTGTGTGGACAGGGTCCCCAATATGACAAGCATAGAACTCAAGACAAACCACAGGAACGAAATTGTTGACTACCTTGTTACGGAATACGCAAAAAAATACAAGGAGGAAAACGGAAAACACAAGACAAAAAGAAAAACGAATACAGAAGAAGAAACAGAAAGCGCAGTTGTTTAGGCTGCGCTTTTTTAGTAATTCAACGTTTCATCGTCATACGAAACATGGTCGTCGTCAAAATTATAATTGTCCTCGACCCATTCAGAAACAATACCTGAAAAACAAACCATACTTATTGTATTTTTTACACCAATAAATGTCAACTACCCACGACTAAAGCCGTTGGCTTGTGGAGCAAAGGACAGAACACTGCAACGGGTTAAGCCTTTGGCATGGCGCGTTGACAAGCGCTCTTACATCATCTTGGCACAACCAATTTGATTTACGTTCTTTGAAATACTTTTTTAGAATATTGACACTACCGTTTATATCAGTTTGAAGTATTTTTGTTGTCAAGTGCATTTCCGTGTGTTATATATATAAATAGTAAGTCAATCAAAAAAAGTTTATAGTATGTTATATTTATAAAAAAAAATAAGAATAATAAAAAAAAGAAAAGGCTAACCTGTAATTCCTCCCACCGCTAAAGTAGTGGGTTTCCTTGCAGGAGTTTTCATGAAAAAAATAAATGAGGCACAAATAAAAAAAGTTGTTTCTGAAATTTTCGAGACCTATTTTCATGGTACAAGCAGTTATAATGCGGGCAGCTTGCATAAAAACGGACTAAATTCAGGCTCCGCTATAAAAAATGTTGGTGGTTCAAACAGCGGGGACTTTTCATCAGCATCCGGAAGAAGCTATATAACAAAAAATCAGGCAAATGCTGTAAGATACGGTATGATGTCAAAACATCCTGACGGATATGGTCACGTTTTTGAATTTGAGCCAGATGAAAACGTGGAATTTGGGATTGACGAAGATGAAATGGGTAGTTTTTTGTGTTCCTATTTTAATGGCAAGGTTAAAAATTTGCCGTTTCGTACGAATCTTTTAGATAATTTGTCTGCGCAAGAAAAACATCTTATAAAACAAGGTGATTTTAGAGGATTCACAAGCTGTAAAAAGATAATCGACAAACTATCAAGAAATGAGATAAAAAATCTATCAAGTTATATTAGGGATAATGGTTTGCCATACTTTCAAAACGCAACAACAACCGCCAATCTTAAGCACACAAAGCATTATCGGTTCAAACAACCTTCAGAAGATGAATTTGATGATATGACGAATTTTCTGAAATATGGAGACAAAGGCATAATGAATAACCTTAACAACTATTATCTTAAAAATAGGGAAGAGGTTAATTACTTTTAGACAAATTTTTCTCAAATAAGGCGTTGCAAGGCTGAAAATCTCAGCCTGTATTTTCGGTGTATTCTTTACACACCAACTCTTCATCTAAACAATTACTCTTTTTCATATTCTATTTATTTTTCTATCCAAATATACTACAAAAATAAATACAATCCTTTAATTTTCTTTCATAGAAAAGGATTGTATACTGAATTTCAAAAAAATTAAATTTTTACATATATTGTATAACCACGGAAAAACAAAAACCCCCGAGTTTTCTCAGGGGTTTTTAGCCTTGGTAACTTATTACAGTTTAACCAATTAGCGAAGTTCATTGATGTTCCAATGCATCAAACCATCAACGCGCACAGCACCGTAGAACCTGTTGTTCACAAGCTTCTTCGCATAACGTGTGCATATGCCCTTAACAGGTGCAAAGTTGAATGGGTTGTACATAGTGGGAGTCAATGCGAGCGGGATATACGGAGCGTATATGTAGCCCGTGTCAAGCAGAGAGGTACCGTGGTGACCCATAATCAAGCTCCAATGAGGTGCCATTGGGTCAACGATGACCTGATAACGACCTTGGAGGGAGCCAATCTTCTCAATACCCATGTTGTATTGGTCAGACTCTGCGGAAGCGTCCGTAACATGGAAGTACTCAAGGTCATTCAGCACTGCGCTGATTTCAGCGGAGACAACGATGAAGTTGGCACCACCACGAAGCGTGGACTTCTGAATCTGAGCGGAGATTTGGTTGATCTTGGTGATAAGAGTTTGGTTCCAGTCTTTCTGCGTATACACCGTAGAGGTGGTACCGAGGCGCTGCCAACCGTTGTAATCCCAACGTGCCTGCCAAGGAGCAGCCTTACGAATGTCACGGAGAATCTCACGGTCGATTTCGGCAGCAATCTGCTCGGAGAGGATAGCGGTCAACTCAGCTTCAGCGTCAATGTTGTGGAAGGCGCTGACGTCTTGGGCGAGTTCCGGAGACCAGGTGGCACGGAGTTTTCTCTCCTCGACGGAAACCGTGACAGAAGTGAGCTGGAAGCTGACTTCGCCCATTTCGGTTTCGAGCTCAAGGCTGTCGTATTCAGCCCAAGCCACCTTGAAAGCGGTTGCAGGGTTGAGGCCGGTACCATGCGTTGCATAGGAAGGATCGATACCAATGTAACCGTTAACAGTCATACCCTGTTGTTTGCAAGGTTTGGTAAGGTCAACCTCGATAATCATCTCACCATTGGCGTCACAGATGTCGTTGTATTGGACAATGCCATGACCATACTTTTGGGTAACAACCCTGAAAGGAACACTCTCGTTCACAGCGAAAGTTGCATAACCTTTGTTGTTGGCATCAGCAATTGCATTAACGTTGATAACCTTCAAGGAAGCAAGGAAGGCTTCGGTGTCCATCTCGTTGCCATCAGGACCGGTAAGACGGCCTGCGTTGAACTGAGTGAAACCGGTGACTTTCAGCATGATGCTTGAGAGGGAACCGTCGGCGGCGTTCAAAGGAAGGTCGTCGGTGGTGATGTCAACGTTAGCGGTTTCGCCGGTAGGCAGAATCTTCACAACGCTTGCATAACCGACCTTGATAGTCACTTTACCCTTGCTGTTGTCGAAGAGGAAATCGTTGTAGAACAAGTCGTACAGGGATTTCTTCATGTATTGGGTGACAGAAGGGGCGGTACGGCCTTGACCGATATAAGTGATTGCAACACCGGTTGTAGCTGCAACAGTCAGGTTGGGGTCAGTGTAGCACGCAGCAGTCGTCTGAGTCAGACCGGAAGCGGTAGCATAAATCTTCGTGCCGTCAGCGGTGACATATTGGTAACATGGTTGGTTGGCAACAGTGTTAACAACCTCATCGGGGAGGTAGTAGCGGTTGTCCTGAGCACCATTCTGATTGCGGTTTTCGCGCTCATAACCCATAAGGCCGTGATGTTTGCCGGTACCTGCGATGTCGCCGGGGTTGGCGTTTGCAAGGTCAACGTCCCACTCACGGTCGCTTGTGACGGGTCTCACATAGAACAGTTTACCGATAGGGAGGTTCATAGCCTGCACGGACACGATGTCGTTGGCGAGCAGTTTGGAGAAGACCCTACGGATCAAGGGGAACACGACGGTCTCGAAAGAGCCGCTGTTGTCGGCGGAAGTGGCCTCATAGATGAGGTGCTTTGCCTCGTTCTCATAAAGGGTTGCGACAACTTCCTTCACATGGCCGTCAAGACCTTCGACAAGACCGAGCTTGTCCCAACGGTTCTGGATTTCTTCGCGGATTTTCTTTTGGGCGTTCAGTTCGATGGAACCTACTTTGCCGCTTGTGAGTAAATCTCTCATTTTAATCTAAATTTCTTTTATGTTTATTCTTATTTTTTTTTATGTTGTTTTGCCTTTTTATCTCAAACCCGAACAGTTTATTTAATCTTGTTGAGACGCTCCATGAATTTCTTCGTCTCGTTGAGGTCGTCGGACTTGTACATCTCGGTCTCGGTGAGTCTCGGTTTCTCCTGTCCAATCTGCTCGTTGATGAGCTTCGTGCCGTTGTTGACGGCGCGAGTGCTCCTCAGTTCGCTTGAAATCGTCTCATAGAGGTTCTTGCTCTCTTCGAGGGTTTTCACGTTGTTGAAGCGTTGCAGGATATCAATCTTCTCGTTCCTCGTGGTGGAATTCTCGGTGACAAGGTTGATGACCTTTGCAAGGCTGCTGTTGATGACCACGGCCTCGTTGATTTTCTGCTTGAGGTCTGCGGCAATCTTCCTGAGCTCCTTGTTCTCGTTGAGGATTGCGTTGGCCTTCCTGAGCATGTTGTTCATCCTCTTGTCCTCGTTCACCTTAAGCGGGTTGGTCTTATGGGGCTTCCTCTGTCCGTTCTCGACGGATTGGTTGGTGTCACCGACAACACCTACAGTGTGGGAACCGTTTCCGATGGTGGTGCTTTCCTCCATGTCATCATCAATCTCTATCTCGTAGAGTTGTCCGTCACCGCATTCATTATTGCACTCGTTGTTGCATTCGTTGACTTCTTTGTTGAAGGGTGACATGTTGCCTTTCTTTCCGACCCAAGGTTTCTCTGTGCCGTGCGGAACACCCTTGTCCCAATCCCTGACGTTTTTGCCGGTCTCGTGGTTGCCGGGGGTTGTCATGGCGGTCTTGTTCTGATAGTTGTCCGTATAGCCCAACTCCTCCTCGTTCATAAGTTCATCCTCTTCATCGTATTCGCCGTCGAGGTCGATCACATATTCGGTCTCGCAGTTGTCGTCCGTAAGTGTTATGGTGCCGTTGTCGTTCTTGACCACACGCACCGCGTCCTCGGGCTTCATCACCTTGAGCACCTTTATGACCTCATCGTCAGCCATTCCTGTCAGGTCGTATTCGCCGTTGTCGCCTTTCAAATCGTCAAGTTTGTCCCACATTTCATCGTCACCGGTGTCTTCCGTATCGGGTGTCTCGTCGGTCAAATCGATTTCATCGACATCTTCCTCGGTTTCATCGCTTTCCTCGTCGGTTTCCGGTTCATCAACCGTGTCTTCAACCGAAATTTCGGACTCGCTTTCAGCCTTTTCGGGCTCTTCGGTTCCAACCTCTTCGACTTCGAAGGATTCTTCGTCCTTCTCCTTTTCGTCTTCCTCGTTAAGGATGTCCCTCAAACTGTCCTTGACAGTGTCCTCAAGTATGGCCTTAAGAGAATCTTTCGTGTTCTTCTTCAGTTCCTCACTCAAGGTTTCTTTGTCTGCCAAAAGGTTCTTGATATATTGGCTTCTTATGTTTTTTGCCATTTCCTTTAAAACTAATTATACATTATTTTTAATTTATAAATATCCCCTTGAATTAAAAAATGTTACGTGTGGTAACAGAAAAGATTATTATTTTTTAATTGTTAATATAAACCAATCAAATTATTGTTTTACAGGTTTTTAGAACGTAGTTCTTCAAACATTTTATTGACTTCTCTATTGATAATTGACTTTAACTCGTTAAGCGATATGTTCTTGGTTTTCTTGGTTGCCGGTTTATTAAACCAAGTGTAATCTTCCAACCAACCGTTTTTCAAAGCCACTTCGTATGCACCCCTTGCATTCTTTGCAAATTCGCCCCTGCTTGTGTATTTTTTCGCTTCTTGGTAACACGTTTCATAATTCCATTTCTTTTTATGGGAAGAAGGCCTTTCAAACCATGTATAATCTTTCAACCAGCCGTTTTTCAAAGCCACTTTGTATGCAACCCTTGCATTACTTTTAAACTCACTCTTACTCTTATATTTCCTAGCTTCATTATAACAAGCGTTATAATCCCAATATCCAGATGGCTTGATTTTCTGTTCAAACCATGTGTAATCATTCAACCAGCCATTCTTACGAGCCGCTGTGTATGCTCCCATTGAATTTTTTTGAAACTCACCCCTACTCGTATATTTCTTGGCTTCTTGGTAACATTTTTCCTCGGTCCACTTATATAATGCACCAAGAGAACCCGCTTTAGCAATATTCAAAACATTCCAGCCTTCTTTTTTGAAGTATTCAACATAATACCTTTCAAAATCTTGTGCCTCGTTAGCATACAAGTTTTCTTTTAAAATAATTGGTTGTGGTATTGGCTGGCCTATTATTTCGTAATACTTGTACAAGACATCATATATTCGTTCACCATGTTTGATGTTTCCTCTACGGTGTTGCAAGTCTCTAATTCGTAAATTATTGGTTAAACCAACATATACTGTATTAGTACCCTCGTCTTTATAACAATAAACAATATAAATGTTTTTGGTAGTGGATTGGTATTTTTCAAGCCAAGTATAATCATTCAACCAACCAAGTATGACAGATATCCTATATACGTGTGGAGAATATACTCTGAAATCACGCCTGTTTGAATATTTCTTAGCTTCATTATAACAAGCATCATAATCCCATTTACCCCATTTTTTTTCAAACCAAGTATAATCATTCAACCAACCGTTTCTCAAGGCCACATCGTATGCTCCTACTGAATTTTTTGAAAATTCGCTTCTACTCTTATATTTCTTAGCTTCATCATAACAAGCATCATAATCCCATTTACCCCATTTTTTTTCAAACCACGTGTAATCATCAAGCCATCCGTTCTTTAAAGCCACTTCGTATGCACCCCTTGCATTACTTTTAAACTCACTCTTACTCTTATATTTCTTAGCCTCTTGGTAACACGAATCGTAATCCCATTTTTTGCCAGTTAATGATGGTGCAAACCATGTATAATCATCAAGCCAGTTATTCTTAAGAGCCGATGCGTATGCACCCTTTGCATTCTTTTGAAATTCAATTCTACTCGTGTATTTCTTGGCCTCATTGTAACATTCTTCATAATCCCATTTGCCCATAATTTTTTCAAACCAAGTATAATCATTTAGCCAACCGTTCTTAAGAGCAACTCGGTATGCTCCTACTGCATTCCTTTCAAATTCCTTTCTACTTGTGTATTTCTTCGCCTCATTGTAACATGTTTCATAATTCCATTTTTTGGCACTTGATGAAGGTGCAAACCAAGTATAATCCTTTAGCCAATCATTCTTACGAGCAACTCGGTATGCTCCTCCTGCATTCCTTTTAAATTCATCTCTATTCGTGTATTTCTTTGCCTCATTGTAACATTCTTCATAATTCCATTTTGCCGGACGGCCTTCCAACAACAAAGAAACAGCCTCCGTTATTATATTATTGAATTCGGATTCTGTAAGATATATCCTATTATCTTCTTTCCTTGCCATTGTGTGTAATGATTAGTTATATGTTACCAAAGCGCGACAAGGTTCTTCGCCCTTTCAAGGGTCTCGTTGATATGCTGTTTTGTCTTGTCCCCCCCCTTGTTCTCTATGAACTGCTCAAGCTTGTCAGCCTCTGTGGTAATCCAAGCGTTCGGGGTTGAAGGTGTTGCAACAACATCCCAACCTATGAGTTCAAGCGAATCGTCAACAATAAGGGCGCCCAATTTCTGAACCACATTACCCAAAGCCCTTGACGAGACACCCACTTGGATTCCGTCCAATATAAGATTGGCAACAAGGTCACCGCTTGTGGAGGCAACACCGTACCTCCTGTATCCGGGTGATAGATGCAGTTCAAGCTGACCGACAAGGGTGTGGTCACGCCATTCGAGATTTATGATTTTATGGGAGACATCATGGAGGGAAAGGCTACTGCTCTCGGGGTGATCGCAAGCACCTATGGCCGTATTTCCAAAGCCGTGTACGCATTCCCTGTCATACCTTTCTACTTCGCGTTTGAGAATATCCTCGGGGTATATCCTGCCGTTGGCGTTCTTTATGCCGTACTTCTGCAATATTGCGTTAACTATGAACCTGTCGGGTATGACGAACCTGTCCTGATGGTTTATGTCCTCCTTTATCTGGCTGATGACATCAGGGTTGCATTTCATCCCGCCGTCACGCTCTATAAGCAAACCGTAACCGGTCTGACCCGCCTTTATCTCCTTTATGTATGCCTTGTCTGTGTTTCTGTTAGCCATCATATAACAAACACGCGATTTTGCGTGCTATTATAAATATATGGCAAGTTTGTTTTTGTAAAAAAATACAATATAATACAACAAAAAAGCGAAGGCGGGTGTGCGCTTCGCTTATATGTTCGGCATGTGTGCCGGTGCGTTTGACTATAGGAATGTTAGAATGGTAGCTTAATACTCATAGTCGGTTCTTAGTGATATCCAGACATATTTACCATTTTCAGAAAGGCCTATTTGATATTCAACAATTTGATAATCATGAATTTTCATATTACCCTTTTGTATTCTGTCTTCTAAGTAATTAGTCAAATCTTCCTTAAATTCATTCCATTCTGTTTTTTTTGTGTATTCTGTTGGTATGGGGGTTTCATACCAACGATATTCCCTAACAATTTTATCTCCTAAATCGTATTCATCACACGTATCAATATCTCCTGTCCATTTAGAATATGGAATTCCGTAATAGTTAAATAGTTCTTGAATGTTTCTAAAATGAGAAGGTTTTTCTTTAGGTTTGTTATTTACATTGCCATTTGGATTTGCCCTGTTCTTTTTGTTTATAATATTTCTTGCAAATCTTTCCTGTTCTTGCGGTGATTTTTCAGGGAATTTCTTTTGAACCCATCTCAATGTATCTTCAAAATCTACACCATACTCCTCATTCAACATTCTATTCACGGACTCCTTAACAATCCGCCTGAGCTGACTCTCGTTCAACATAATTGTTTGTTTCTTATTCATTGCCTTATGTATTTTATTTCTTTTATAAATATGCGAAAAAAAAACGAAATCATCAGGAAAGAAGAAAACGGCTCCCGTCCATAATCAATGATATTTTTTTAAGTATTGCTTCAGAAATAATTTTCATTTCCATATCATCAACCCTTGCCTTTTGTTTTAATAGAATTTCGCATTTCACGTTGCTCGCTTTCCCGTATGTTATGTTGTTCTCGGACATTGATATTGTGAAAAGGAAATCCTTTGAGAAAAATTCATTATCGGAGAATATTGTTTTCAACGATTCCTCGAAATCCGCTTTTATTTTCTTGACGTCTTTCGAATAGTTTGTCTTCCTGTCAACAGGTTTTACCTTTGCCTTTATGGTTATTGACAATACATCAGGGGCTGTTTTCCCGAATTCCCCGAATTTCACTTCAAAATGTTTTTCTTTTGCGTTTTCCAAAACAGTGTAGTATTTTTACAAATATACTACAAATTTTGATATCCGGCGAAAAAAACTCAGTCGATTATGACTGAGTATGGTTACCTTATAATATCATTGTTAAATAATTTCAAATTGTATGTAATTACCGTATCGTCTAAGTGCTCCAAGAACTGTATTGTTCACATTTTCTTCATCGCCTACGTTTCTGGCATGGCGAAGCATTAACAGTTTGTCCATTATGAGTTCTTTGTTTCTTCCCATATCAGCAAGTCCGGTTATTCTTATCCGTGTTACATTTTTTTTAACATCTTCAGATAAAAGCCTTTTGACGGTTTCTGAAACAACTTGCCTCAATTGAGATTCGTTTAATCTTATGGCTTGTTTATTACTAATTGTTCTATTTTCGTTTATCTCGTTATTATATTGTTTGCCAATTAAACGTTCTGTATCAAACAACAATTCAAGTATCTTATACCCTAAATTGTAATTATATACAAAATCTTCCCGCTCCCAAACATCGTATGAGCCACCATGTTCACCCTCATCATAATCACTAATCCTGTAATATGTAACCGTACTATCAATATTATATGTGATCCATTTTGGTTGCATATTATCATCATCAAAGTCACCATCCACATAAAGATACAGTCGCCCTCTTACTTTAACACAATCATTACTTACTTCTGTTATGATAAACGTGATTTTACCCTTTAATATTCCACCACCATAAAGCAACCCCGGTTCTTCATCTATTATCCAATTCTCTATTTTTTTAAGGTCAACTTTATCAATATCTTCTGTAAATTTTTCGGTTTTAGGATGGTCACTGTTTTCCTTGTTACGCTGATGTATATTACCTTCATTTATCATTATTTTTACAGATTCTTTAACAATATGTTTTAATTGAGACTCATTCAATCTTATGACTTGTTTATTACTCATTGTAATAATGCTTATTATCTTATTTTTTCTTTTATAAATATGTGCAAAAAAAAACGGCGGATATTAATTCCGCCGAAAATGTTTGCACTTAAGAAACATTATCAGATTATTGTTTCCCTCAGCGCGGCCATGTCAGCTATGTCTGAAAGTATGTTTTTCTTGTTGAAGGTCTTGTTGTTAACCGTCTCGTAGATATTCTCCCAACCTTCCTTGTCTGAAATCTCGCATTCGTTTAATTTCTGCGACAGTATTGAAAGCAGGTCGTCCTTCATCTCGTTGAATTGTTTCTCGGCCTTTTCTGTTGACAATGAAATCTCCTTGAGAAGGTTTTTCTCGTCCTCGTTCATCTCAGCGTTGTATTTTTCCGTCAGTTTATCAGCCCTGTCTTCAGTCAGCTTGTCCATGTTCACGTTTTCGGATATATTTTTGGCTGTGTTTTTCACATTTTCGGAAATAAGGGATTTTGCCGACGTGAACTTTTTAAGGTTGGACATTGTGGGAACATTTTCCATGACATACTGTATAGCTTCGTAGAGTTCTATGTCATTATCATCCAAAGTAACGTTTTCATTGAAACCGTTTGAACGTATCTCCTTAATAAGTTTCGAGTTTTCGTCCTTTGTGTTTTTCAATACATTCCTGTCCATTACAGACAGTATCTCATTCACATAAGTTTCGGGAATTACAACATTGGAGGCCCTTGTAAGTGCGTCATACACCTTGAACTCGTTGAGGAGTGTGTTGTTTGACTTTATGAACGAAAGTGTTTTTGCGAGTTTCTTTCTGCCGTTTTCGCTTTCATACATTTTTTTGGCATTTTCCTCTATGACATGGTATATCAGGCCGAAGTTCCTGCTTTCACCGTACATGTACTTGTCAGCGCCTTCCTCGGTTTCCATTTCCTTTTCGATTTTTTCAAAGAATTTGTTCGCGGCCTTTCTTGAATGGCTCGCAAGACTGTATTTTCCTTCACGATATTGCTTCAAGGCCTCTTCCATAAGGGTTATACCCTTCTCAAGGTCATCCGTTTCGGTGACGAACGGCATATCTTGTATATCTTCTTTATTCATATTATATATATTCAACTTATTATTCCTTTATAAATATCGGCAAACTCCTATTCCTCATCAGATGCCTTGCGTTCTTTGAGGAAAGCCTCCAAATGCTTAGACATCGCATCCAATTCCTCGTTTACAAAGAACGATTTGTTGAAAAGCGGTATCTTCTTGTATCTTTCCTCTTCCATTGTTTTTTTCTCGTTGACCTTTCTGATAAGTTTCTCTGATATTATCCTCGCCCTATCAACGGAATCCTTTTGGAGAATTTTCTTTCTTTCCTTGAGTTGTTTGAGTTTCCTGTTCAACAGGGCTTCGGAAAGCATCTCCATTCCTCCGCCACCTTCGCCGGGTCCTTCAGCATTTGCGTCTGCGGCTTCAGCTGCGGCTTGGTCCATACTCATCTCTCCTTCAGCACCTTCAATGTCTTCGCCTTCAGGTGCACCCCCAAGGTCGAAATCACCACCGAAAGAGGCTCCACCGCCTCCGCCGCCGCCCATCATACCGTCATCTTCCTCTTCACCGCCATTGTCTCCACCATATTCGGCGCCCGGTTCGCCGTAGATATTGTCAACAGCGTCGAACAGACCTGTTCTCTTTATTATCTGTCCGGTCTTCTGCAACTCGGCTGCAAGGGCGGCTTCAAGCCTCAGTTCTTCAAGATTGTCTGAAATCTCCTTTTCGCTCCAACCCAAAATCTCCTTCCATGCCCTTACGCATGAGTAAAGCGGAATACCGTTACCGTTGTCAGTCACAGCATCTTTCGCTGTTGTTATTTTCTTGGCAAGGTTTTCAATCTCAAGCATTTCAGCCTGCGAACTCGGATTGTTCATTGTAAGGCTGAAATTCGTAAGGTCGTCAGCAAAACCGAGTATTGCGAGGTGTATGATACATGCCTTGTTCAGTTCCATGATAAGCGCCTGCTGAATACGGTTTATGGTGCGCATAAACCTGACATCCATAAGGGAGAGGTTCTTTCCGTCACCGGTGCTCTCTTCGAAATTGAGGAACGGTTTGGGTATCCTGAGCGCTATGAGTATCTTGTTAAGTACATACTTTATGTCATCCAACGCAGTAAGGTTCTGTGCGGCCGGTAAAGTCTCTATAGGATTAGGCTCATTAGGGTCTCTCACGGGGATAAAGAAGTCGTCCAAATTCGAAATCAAATTTCTCCGCAAGTCCAATTGACCTGTAAGAGGGTCAACTATAGGCGTACGTTTGAACTCGTTTGCAATATCTTCAATGTATGCAGGAACATCATCTTCGTCTATTGCTGCAACATTGACCTTGAAAACCCTCCTTTCGACAGCCCTCTCAAGACGATACATAAGCATTGCATCCTCCATCATGGAAAGCATTCTGAAATGCCTTCTCGCCTTGTTAAAGAAACTCGTGCCATAGGGAAGTGAAATGGAATCGTACAACAGCCTGAAATGTGAAATCTGCCAGTTCCAATACGGGGTGAACTCATTCTGTCCTACCCAAACAAATCTTGTGACGCCTTCTCTGTCCAAGTCTATGTTGTTCACGTTTTGGAAATATGAATAATATGGGTTGTCTGAAGCCATGTTCTCATATCTCTCGACCTCATAAACAGGAAGTTGCCTCCAACCTCTTAATCCGTTGTTTATATCAATGTCATGGAGCATGAAACAGTTTCCGTATTTTATCATGCAACGTGCAATCATGGGAAGTGTCACATTTATCTGCAACCTGTTGTAAAGCAAGTCTTCAAGTATGGCCTTTATCCTTGTTGATTTTGAAAACACATTGACCATTTTGCCTGTATTCGGTGTATAACAGGCTTCTTCCATAATAAGGTCCGCCGCTGTACCGAACTCAGGAAAACCGTCCATAAGGTCAGCATCACGATACATCATCTTGACATCCGTGATGTTCATGTACTGTTCATTGGATATCTGTGCGTTGGCTTTCCTCCATTTCCAATTGAGAAGTTTGTTCTGCCTCAGTTCCAACGCCTTTGCATCATATTCGCCTTTGTCTTTTGTTGCGAACAGAACCTTCGGGTCGTTTATCTTGTATGTATTGACATTTTTCCTTGTGTAGTCGGCAGATGTTGAGACATCAGATCCGAAAAAACGGTTCATACGTTGGAAGAATGTCGGTTGTTTGTTTGCCATAATATGATTTTTTCTTTATAAATATAGCTTTTATAGGCTTGAAAGCCAACTTATTTCCTGTGTCTGTATTTTGTACCGAATCCGCCTAACATAACCATTGCCCTGAAATTAGCCTCTTTTTTTCTTTCCATATTATATGATGAGTAAATCGGAATTCGCCTTTTAGGTGACATGGTGAGATTGTCTTCAGGGGTATATTTTTTGTCTTCACTTATTTTAACAGATTTTGAACTTCTCCAAGAATGGAGTATTTTTTTGTCTTTTTCAGCGTCCCTGAGTTTTTTTAACATATAGAACTTCATAACAAAAAGGCCCATGGCAAGACAGGTAAGTGAGTCGTCATGGAAACCAACCATGTGATCCGGTCTCCCGTTTTTCCAAACCCACGTATCCAATTCGTTTATGACCCTCATACTTCTTACCCTGAAACTGTTGTAGTACAAATCAGTCCTGAAATTATCAAGCATCTGCGCCCTTACAGCGTTTGTCCTGAAACCGGCAAGTTTACCCGTGTCGTTGTTGTCAAAACGCATATTAGGGTCGTTTTTGGTATAGTTCTTGAGTGTTGTCTCGTCATAATACAGGTTCGGATATTTCATTGACATAAGCGACAGAACAACGGCGTCACCGTATCCGCCTATGCATTCAACAACAGCAAGGGCGTTGTTATATATTCTGCCGTATTTGTCGGCGAGAACCGCAACCTCGTCTCCCGTGCGTTTTCCATTGTATTCCAAAACCTGTCCGAAATAAGGGGTTCCGTTTTCGTCTATGGCATCGCAGTCTATTACTTGAAGAGATGTTCTATCGTCACTGCTTCCCGAACTTGGGTCAACGGCCATTATATACCTGTGTCCTGGAATCGGGTCTTCCCAAATCCAAGTGTCTGTGCACAAAGGGTCGTGGAATGGCCATTCGTCGGTTATTTCAATTACATTCTGCGTCCTGTGCATTTCTATTATGTCCTGAGTCACAACATTGTCCGAAGACCCGAGGAAACTGACCTCTATTTCCTGTGCAATAAGACGCTTGTCGTTGTTCATACCTTTGCAGGTCTTGACATACCAAGGGCTTGTCGGCTTCCAACCGTCCTCTTCGAGTTTCCTCCATTTCTCCTCGTTGTATTCTATGTCGCCGTTTTTGTTTTTTACGGGTTCCACAATAGTTTCAACTTTACCGGTCTCCTCATTTTTCTTTGTCCATTTAAGGAAACGATTGTACCTAAGGTCTTGGAACCACTTGAATTCAACGGGGAAATAGTTGTTTTGATGGGATAACGCCTGCGAATATGTTTTGTAGTACAATTGATCTTTACCGCACGGGGTACTTACAACTATAGACCTATAGTTCATGACACTTGCCTGAGCCATCCTTGCTGCCTGATAAGCCGAAGTATCCGGAAAGAATGCCGCCTCATCAACAAGCAAAACCGAAACAGCTGATATACCACGGGTTGCATCAGGGTTTGAAGACCTTGCATATGCCTTGCATCCGTTGAATAACTCAAATTCGCCCTTGTTTTTCTTTATGAAAATTGATTTGCTGTTTTTTGGATTGTTTTTGTCAGGATCGTAAAATTCCTTTCCCCAAAACCATCTCGGGACCTGTTCAAGAAAATCTGTAATCTTGATTAATATTTCTTCAGCCAACGGCTTTTTGTTTGCGATGCAAAGTATGGTTTCAGGGGCGTCAGGTCTTGCAAAAACACACTGGCCGGTTATCCAAGCAGCGGATATTGTTGTTATACCTGCCTGACGGTGTTTTATGGCAATGACTTCATTATGGTCGGCAAGGGCCTGTAAAAAGACCTTTTGTCTCGGAAACAATGTAAATGCATGCTTGACACCTGCATCGGCGTCATATGTCGAAAGGTAACGTTCTATGAATTTTATGCGGGATTTGTCCTGATAACACTCCGCATATTGTACTTGAAGCGGATTCATTTTTGTTCATGTCTTTCATCAGACTACAGAAAAACTGATAGCTTTATGTGACAGTTGTTTAGGAACGGCGTTTCCTCCGTCAACAGGTTCGGTACCTTCTTCGGTCATTATTTCTTCCAAAGCTTCCGAAACCATCCGCTTTAGTTCGCTTTCCGTGAGTCTTATTATTTTTTTCCTTCCCTTGTTTTCATTCATTTTTTCTTTTTTTAGATATAATATCTTGTCGGGTTTCCTGTCGGATATACCCAATTCATTAAGAAGCCCATACCATTTGTCGTAAGACATTCTGTACCCTCTTATGGAATCACCCTTTGTCATTGAAAGACTTTTCTTTAACGAAACGTTTGTTGTATTATATACTGACAAAATATCGGGCGCAAATCTGTTCCACTCAAATGTGCTGTATCTTTTACTTATATTATCCAATGTGACTTCTGAACATATAAACATCATATTGTTTTCCGCATTGGTATATTCGGCATAGCACAGGCAGAACGGTTTCTCCATGCGTTTCTTAACATCGTCAGACATTGTGGAGCGTTCAATTTCACTGTCGGCAACATATGTATTGACATTAAAGCCATGTGAATTAATTTTGTTCATCATTGGTATAAAAAGCACATTACCATGGGAGTCATATTCACCTTTTCTTCTTGCGACAAGATTACCTCTGGCTATTTTTGCAAAATGTTCCGGAAAATTGTAATAGTCGTATATATGAATCATTTCATGCAGGAGGATGTTCACCTTGACATCTTCGGGACTATCATATGCGTTTGAAATTGTTATTATAAAATCCCTCGCGTGTATTGAATCGTCGTTGTCATCTGCATATATGGTGCAAGTGGCTTCACCGAATTTGTGCAGTGTCTTGTTAATCCTGACGGAAATGTCCGGCATCCCCTCACCAAATAACGGAGCCAATTCCTTATATTTCCTATGTACCCATTCCTCGTTAGCAAGCATGATTCGAGTTTTTAATATCCATAAGGTTCTTCGGACGGGAAATCCTCTTCGGTGAAATATCCGTCCTCTATGGGATAGAGGTCATTTGTTTTGGATATATAATCGTTAAAATCCTCCTCGTCCAACTTATCTTTTATATTGTCACATATAATGTTCACCATTTCTTTTCCGTTCTTTGTTCCGGCCAATACCTCTTGCATTACATTGTTGAATGTTTCCGAAGGCATCATTGAGAGTTCCATAAGGAAATAGTTCAGCGGAACTTCATCCACACCGCCCAAAGTCTCTTCAATTTTTTCCCACATTGGCACACCCAAGCGGCTGTCCCAAACCTCGGCCATCTTATAATCGGATTTCTTCATTACATAAAAGGCTTTTTCCTTGCTGTCAGGAAGGCCTTGTAATATTGCAACCTCAAGAATGCCTTTTATGGTGTTTTGGAGAAGTACCGGAAACAGTGTTGCTTCAGCCTTTATCTCCAACATATCGGGTGCCGGTTTCATAAAAACCTTAACATTGCCACCACTGTTACCCATTTCAAGTTCATTCTCATCCAATTCATACATAAGATAGCGGCTATATGCTATTATCTTCATGTACATTTCTGGTAATGATGGTTCAATGTCAAACAGTTCCTTTACATACGATGAAACATTATAGCCGATATATTCGGAAGCACCTTCAACAAGTGCGTTAAGCATTCTCCTTTTCTTTATCTCTGAGCCAAGGTATTTCATGTCCTCTATATCGTCAAATGAATACTTGCCGTCCTCTTCAGGTAGAGCTCTGCATTGCGAAGTGTCAACGCTATCCGTCAGTGATATATCTATCTTAACAGTATCTTCCGGAATTTCAAACATATCGTTTACAATCTCCCCACAGAGTTTTTCCAATGCGGAACGGACAGCCCTCTCCTTTTTCTGACATTCAGAAACAAGTTCGTTCAAATCACGAACAATATCCTCCTTGGTTTCTCCTTCTATTTTTTCAGCAACGGAATCATAATACCTTCCAACAATTTTTTCAAGAAAGTTTTCCAAAGGCGGAAACGCCGGATTATCACCCAACGAGGTGTTTCCTGATGTAATACCGTCAATAATATGTTTTGGTAATTCAGTCATTATAAACCGAAAAGTTTTTTAACAGGTATTATTTCAGAATTTTCCCTGAGTTTCTTAAGTCTCCTCTCCTTGAGCTCTTTCTTTGTAATCAAGGTGCCTTCCTCATACAAGCTTGTCGAATTTCCTTCAGAATTATTCCCAAAGTTTGTCACCTCTATTGTCGGGTTATTCGTTGTCTGCGCCGCCTGCTGAACCTTGCTTCCTATGTCGGAAGAACTACCACCGCCATCAACAACGGTTTTGGTTTCAGCCTCTTCAAACATGGCACCGGCTTCTTTGAGCCTATTATACTGTTCTTCTGTTAAAACAAAATTTGCCATAAAATCAAGTCTTTTCTAAAAAATAATTATACCGAACGATGAAAGCAAACGTGTTACGCTTTGAATGTTTTTCCTGTAAACGGCCTTTTATGATAAGTTTTCCTGTCTTTCACGGGTTTGTTGTCTGACGTTTCATCACCAACAAGATTACTGTATCTGTTTGAAACGGACTGCCTTACACTTTCAGATTCGTTCATTGGTTCCTGAGGCATTTCATTACCCTGCATTGGCTCCATCGGTTCTTCCTGTTGCATATCAGGCATTTCCTCTGTTTCTTCGGTCTCATCATTATCAATTTTCTTCAAGATATCATTAACGTCTTCTTGAGAAAGTCCTTCAATACACTGTTTGACAACCATGCCTGCAACATATTTGTTAAGGTCAGCATCCGGTTGAGGAAGGCCCTCGTTATATTTCCTGAGGCTTTGGCTTAACTTTCCTGTAAGCTGCTGTATGAATCTCTTAGGATCGGCCTCTTCGTTTGCCTCTACACCTGCGTCAAAATCCGCGTCAAATCGATTCCCCATATCCTGTCCAATTCCGTCGCCCATTGGCTCGTTTTCAAGTCCTGGTTCCATTCCAATATCGGGCATAAGAGAACCCCCTTCCTGTGGAGTCATGGCATCCGGCATAAAGGGGGTATCATCGGGAGCCGAATTCGGGACCCGCAAAACTTTTCTCTCTTCTATTCTACTTTTTTTTTTAAACGGTCATACACGGCATCGGTGAGCATGTCAACTACCTTCTCACTGAACGGGTCACCCTTGCCAATTTTTGTGCCAAACGGCTCATTGCCCTTGACAGAATCATCATTCCAATCACGACCCCAATCGTCGATTTCGGTGTTTGCAGGGGTTTCAAAAGGAACTTTCTGATAAGCAGGGTGTTTGCCGAACACATCAAGAACAGCTTCGTAAACTTTCTCCTTTACAGTGTCAAGCTCTTCATCAGTAAGCATGCTTGAATCTTCCGGAGTATCGGTCGGAAGTCCGTTCACACCAAGTTCGGTTTCCTTCAATTCTTCGGTATAAGGGTCACCTTCACCGGGTTCGCTTGTGTGTTGGTCCATATCATTGTCACCAACTGTTATAGCCTCGGCATAAATGTCTTTTTCAGCCTCTTTCTTTGAAGTTGTGTAAGGGGCAGAGCTTCCGATTTCAGTTCCTTTGGAGGTGTCCATGTAGTCAAGAGACCTGTTCCATGCAAGAACCTGCTCTTCGGTAAGAACCAACACCCTACCCTCATTCATCTTAACACCTTTGTCGTTTTTGTGCGCTTTGCCTTTTTCGGTGGCAACAGACTTTCCTTCGGATTCCAATTTGCCAACCTTATGCTTGAACGTGTCATCGGCGGTTTTCGGGTCAGTGTGTACGGTGTCCTTGATTTCCTCTTTATACTCACCCTTTTCAGTATATGTTGAATCAGCCTTAGTAGGGTCAGTCTCGTTCTCCTTCATATTGTTGATAGCCTCTGTGGTATCAGGCTTTTCGGTGAACGGGTCACCGCCTTCGTATTTCACATTTCTTGGATCACCAAGCTGTAAGCCCTTGTTTTCCTTGTTTTCAGAAAGAATGTAGTCAACATTGTTGCTTATCTGTTTGAAACGTTCGAGTTCAGCACGCATCTCCCTTGTTTCGTTAACCTGCCAATCGGCTTCCTCAACAGATTTGAACTGTTTGCTAGGAACAGCGTTCTTCCTGCCTGCGGCCTCGTTCAGGGACTGCATTTTCAAATCAAACTGCTTGGATGCAACATTGTAGCTAGGGTATTCATACTGTTTCTTGTTCATGAAACCGCCGATATAATCATAGTCTTCGGCAAGAAGTTCGGTGTCCTTCTTAGGGGCAACCTTGATATAGAATTTGTTGCACTCACGGATAATACCGTATGTTTTACCGTCGGCAGCCTCCTGATGATACTCCACAATGGATTGGCCACCCTTCTTGGCAGACTCGTTCAGACCGTATGTCATGAGTTTCTGCATCCTGTCAAGTTCGTTGTTGAAATTGTTTGACATAATATGTTATCTAAATCTTATTCTCTTATTTCAAATATATAAATATATGCTTATTTGGATTTGCTAAAAATAATGGCTTCCGAAGATACACTTGGCTTTTTCAGCCTGCCCTTCTGTCAGTATTATAGTATGACCGTCGCGTTTAATCCTTAATTGGTTTTCATTAACAGTGACTGTTTTCGGTTTGAATTTTTCAGCGTTTTCACCACATGACCATGCCCATTCTTTTTCAGCTATTTTATCTACAGGAAGCCATATGAATTTCTCATTCTCCTCATCACCATTACCCGGTTTGAAATCGGATGTAAGTTTCCCGTGTATGACAAGCCTGTAGTTGTTTCCCCACCTGTGCGTGTCCATAAGCCTTATCTTTGACTTGTATTTAGTAAAATCAATACCTGTTTCCTCCATACATTCCCTTATGGCACCGTCAAGCATGCTTTCCCCACGATGAAGATGACCCATAGGCGGGTTCCATTTTCCCTTTTCCTCGTCACCTTCCCTTTGGGCCCTTTTAGCGCAAAGTATGTTCCATTTTCCGTTTTTGGAATCAAGGGTATATACATATAAAGCCGCTGCGTTCTTGTTGTCTTTGCCGGTCACCGCCTCATTGATAGACATGCTCCTGTCATAGTTGTAGTTAACAACGTCCCATATTTTCTTGATATATCCTTCAGCCCTCAATATCTTCCATATGATATTCCCGCTTGACATTTCTTTGGCTTTCGTTTTAAGCCCTTCCTTTCTCATGCCCTTGAGCTTGTTGAATATCGCAACCATTTTATCGGAAATTATTTCAACCTTTTTGGCATCTTTTTCCTTTTTCAACTTTGCCTCAAGCTTGTCTATCTTCTCTATGTATTTTTCGGCAGTGCTTTCAACATATTCACGGTTAAGCTTTGCATCAGAAAGGTCTTTCGGTTCTTTCACCCACTCGTTTTTCTCAAGTGAATACACGCCGCTCGATTGTGCAGGCTTGTTCAAATCCTCCACCGAAAGTTCAACGTTGAATCCGTATATTTTCAATTTTTCGTGAGAACTGTTCCATTCTTCTTTTTTCGCATCAAAATAATTCTTGACGAAATCCGTTTTATCGTAAACCTTTTTATAGTCCATTATAATATGGATATCGATATCGGAGAACTTTGTCCAATTGTAGTTTGCTATGGAGCCCGTAAGGACAATGTCGTCAGGTTTAACCCATCTGATATCCAACGTCTTAACAAAGTCGTCGGCAATATCCAACAACCTCAGCCTGACCCTTGAATTCAGCTTGTTGTTCACCCAAAACTTAGGGTTTAGCTCGTCCTTCGGCTCAAAAGGTTTTGCCGAAACATCTTCTTCAATCATATTATCTTGATTTTCAAATTTTTCATTATAAATTGTTCTTTGTTTTCTTCCTGTTGATTGGAACCTAATTGCCTCTCCCATATTCGATTCAGAACACCCTTTTCCGACCAACCACTTGTAAATTTGATTGTTTTTTTTGAAAAAAATTGCTATTTCACCTTCATCAGTTACAACAACAAAATAATATTGCTGTACAGGGTTCATTGGACACTGTAAGAAATAAAGCCCTGAGAAAATATATACCTCACCGTTGTCATTCGTAAACGTGGCTGTTTTATATGAACCCCTCCCGTCGCTTGAATAAGCGAACGGCCCACCAAGCACCACGTTAAATGCATTCTTTGAAGTGTCGATGAGCGTTACTCTATTATTGTCAATAGAGTACATACACCAATCGGTTTTACTATAAAGGTTATACGGTTCGCGATATATTGTCGTAAGGCCCGAAACAGCGGGGCTCTCGTAAATTTTATCCCCATTCAGTGATACAACATTAATTTTTTTGTTTCGAACAAAAGCGGTGGAGAGTTCGTTTCCGACATAAATCACAGTAGAGGCGTCCCCCAAATTAGTATCAAGATATTCCGTTTTGTTTGTATTGAACAGATGCATTGCTTGATAATTGTCCGTTCTCCAACCGGTTATAACATCGAAACCACATTTAGCCCCATCATTCGGCACAAGTTCTATGATATTTTCGGTGAATGCGTAGTTATATGCCAAAGAATAACCATAATCAGCCTTTTCAAGAATCACAGAATAACTTATTTCAGGCTCATTCCAAGAATCCGCTCCGTTCCATACATACAGTTTCCTTCCATTAATATCAAATTCTTCCATGTTTTCAGCCTCATGTTCGCCAACCTCGTCATTGAGATAACTTAAGACATATTCAGCCCTTGCTGAAGATTCGGCCAAAGCTTCTTCCTTCGTTCTCGGCTTGAAGGTTTGGTAGAATTTCACATTGACAATGTTTTCAAGCTGTTCGACACTCATTACATCATCACTTCCGCCGTTGTCGTGATTCCATCTGCAAGTTATCGTGTTGCAACTTCCGTCAGCATTCACCGAAACGGCAATCATTGAAAGCCCGTATTCATCAAGAGGACAATTTTCGCCTTTGATTTTTTCAACGTTTTCAAATCCTTCGGCAAGACAGAAATAGAAAATACCCGTACCGCCATTCGTATAGCCATCATAATTCGAGCGTTCCTTTGTCACACACCATTCTGTGTACCTACTATAATCCTCGGCAGTTTCGAAATTTGGTATGCGTACTATGTTATAACGGCTTTTTTCTGTCATGTTTCTGTTTTCACTCCTTTTCCTGTCATTTTCAAGGTCGTCCTGAACTGTGGTTGAAAACCTGTCAACCAAGTCTTCGGCAGACATACCGTTCAAATCGTTGCTGTATTCGTTTACATGCGTTCCCGTACCGACAAATTTCAAAGTACGGTTTATCTCCGATATTATGGAATAATCGTTCAATTCCCCGTTCCTGTACATTCTTGTAACACCCAACAGGAATTTGCAGTCGGCAATACGTGAATTCGGTATGTCATGCCTTATGGCATCAAGAATATCCTGAGCCCTTTCCTGAGACATTCCGTTGTTAACCAAATACTTCCTTGCAAGACTTATGTTCTTGCTTTCACGGTTTTCCTGTAATATGTTTTTGGCCATATATTCAACTTTTATACACTATAAACATAAATATAACTTCTGAACAAAAGAAAACCACACCGAGTAGATGCGGCAGCCTACAAGTCACAGCGTGTCCTCTCATCACCGGTGTGGTCTACAAATTAAATAGTCTCTTGAACATAAAAATATTCTCATCAATATTTGCTTGTTTTCCTTTGTATTTTAAACTATATTTAAGACTAAAAAACAAAAACAGATTATGCTTAACAGATTACATTTAGATTCCATAATAGAGAGCGAAGACAAATATAACGGAAAAAAGGTTTCCGATATAATAAACGGAAACAAGAACATGCTTTTCAAACTCATAAAAAAAGGTTATGATTTTGATGAAGATGTCTTAAGCAGTTGCAAGATAACACGTACAATACGCGATGTCAGATACGAAAACGTCATAGTCGAACACGAGAAAATGACCGAACCAACAAAAATCACTGAGGAAGAAAAAAACGAACCGTCAAGCGATTTGTTGGCCTTTGAATTTCCGGAAGAAGAATACGAAACAGAGGTTATTTTATAACATTTACTGTCAGATCCCCATAATGGGATATGTTACCGTGAATCCAATCATCTACCAATTGTTTGAAAAACTTTTCCCTGTCAGTATCATCTTTAATTTTATCACGGAATTTTTTATGTGAGGCAAGTTTTGAAACAAACCTTTCTATACTAAATGTTTGCATGGGTTCACCTTTTGAGGTTAAGGACTGTATAGCGTATGGTTGAGGTTCTATCAAATCACCGTTCTCGTCCACATCATCATATCTCACTGCTCTATAATGTTTGTCAAGGAATTTTTTAACATCCAACACAAGTTCGGAATTCACCACAAGGGATTCCCGCAATATGGTGTTGTATATACTTTTGACTTGTTTCTCAGTAATGAATATTGTTTTTTTATCTGTTTCCATCATTCTTTCTCCTTTTCCTCATAAATATCCTGATATTTAAAGGTATAACCCTTCTTCACATTGTTGGCCAATATGTAATCGGTCAACTTGTCTTCCAATTTCTTTTGCAACTCCCTCAATATCGGTCTTGCGCCATATTCACTTTCTTCCTTAACGGTTTCAAATATATCGTCAACAAGTTTTCCTTCTGTTATGGATTTGTCAAGACTATAACCCAATTTTTTAACCCTATCACCGACTTTATTGATTTCAATCTTTATAATCTCTTTCAAATTATCATCCGTAAGGTTGTTGAAGAACACTATCTCGTCAACACGGTTTATGAATTCCGGCGGAAGCTCCTTTTTTATGGTTTTCAATATAATATCCTTCTTGGTCATATCGTCTTTTCTGTCACCATAACCGATAAGCCCCTTGAATTCTGAAGCCTCTTTTGTCCCTATGTTTGAGGTCATAATAATAATAACATTCCTGAAATCTACGGTATATCCCTTGTTGTCTGTTAACCTGCCCTCATCAAAAACTTGCAGGAACATGTTGAATATCGCTTCATTGGCTTTTTCTATCTCATCAAGGAGAAGAACACAATGGTTGTTTTTCTTGATAGCCTCGGTAAGTATTCCTCCTTCCTCATAGCCAACATATCCGCTTGCCGAACCTATCAATTTGTTTGTGCTTATCTTGTCCGCATATTCCGACATGTCAAGCCTTACCATGCATTTCTCGTCACCGAAAACTTCTTCCGATATTTTCTTGGCCAAATATGTCTTACCAACACCGGTTGTACCGACAAACATAAGGACAACAGGCACATTCGGATTGGCGATTCCGACACGTTGTCTTTTTACCGCCTGACACACCGTTTCAACAGCCTCGTCCTGCCCAATAACTTTCGACTTTATGACATTGCTCATATTCACAAGCCTTCCTTTCTCCGAACCTCCAACAGTTCCGGCCGGAATACCGGATTTCTCAGAAACAACACGGCAAACGCTTTCCGAAGTGACAAGTATCGGCTTTTTTGAGAGCATGTTCTCTTTCTTGTATCTGTTTATCTCACTCTGTTTCTCGATCTGCCTTCTGCATAAATCATCATACACATCATATGATTTAGAAGTTGAGGAAAATGATTCAATCTCCGCAGTTATCGCGTCATATTCAGAGGTTAATTCGTCAAGCTTCTCGTCTTTCCCGTGTTTGATAAGTTCATACGCAGCAGCAGAATCAAGTATATCCGCTATCGTATACACATTACTACCACCCATGAACCTGTCGGAAAATTCTATGGCTTTTGGAACTACGTCGTTTTTGTATTTGACGTTATGGTATTTCTCATACTTTGACGAAATCTTGTTCACTATCCTGACAAGTTCTTCTCCACGTTTAGGTTCCATTTCTATTTTTTCAAAACGCCTTTCATACCCCTTGTTTGAAGCTATGTACTTTGAATAGCCATCATAGGTTGAAGTCGTTATGAACATTATCCTGTTGTTGGAAAGAATATCCTGAACCATCATCTCGACCGACGATTCGCTTAGCTTGTTATGAAGGGAAAAAACAGTATGTATGTCGTCAAGGAAGAAAATATATTTTCCGCTTTTAGCGGCTATGTCCAACAGAGCCTGATACTTGGCCTCGAAACTACCCCTGAAACCTGTACCTGATAACATTGAAGCAACATCAATCCTTACAAGCCTTTTATCAGCGAAATATGTTGGGACATTACCATCCGCTATCATATTGGCAATATGTTGAACCGTACAAGTCTTTCCGCTACCGGATTCCCCCACAAGCACCACGTTGTTCTTGTCCCTTTTAAGTAATGCGGTGAATATACGATTGATTGTCTTTTCACATCCTATTGCATCGTCAATTCTTCCCTCTTCAGCCATGCGGCTAACGTCAACAAGCTGCTTTTCAACTTCGGTTATCTCATGACGGTGTGTTGGTGAAACAGCGTGTTTTTTAACAGTTTCTGCTGATTGATGATTGGCTTTCTTGGCCCTCGTACTTTGTGGCGTGTCAACACTTTTTTCCGAATTACTATCAATCATGTTCTCCTTCAATTCGGTTACGGTTACACCGAAACGGTTTAGGAACTTTGCAGTCACCTTGTCGTTTGAAAGAATCGACACAAGAAACGAGCAACTGTCTATAACCCTTCCGTCAGAACCGCAATCGGATAAACATTTGTCGTATATTGAGTTGTATTTCGGTTTGTCATTGTTTCCGTTTGCAGATGACAACAAACCATAACATGCCTCCTCCATGGCGACAAGACTGTCACCTGAAACAATCTTCTCCAATGTTTTGTACGCTGCGGAACCTTTGTTCTGCATCACGGAGTATATGTAATACCTTGTCCCTATCTCGGAAGACGGAAAACGCTTTGCTAAATCTGTCTTTATATAGTTGAAAACCGTTTTTGCCTCGTTTGTGAAATTGTATTTCTCAGCCATCAGCCCTCTGTATTCATATATAAGAAAATATAATCTTTCAGCCCTTCCAAAACAAACATATCGCTTTTTGCAGTATATTTGTATCACCAATATAATATATAAATAATAAACACAAAATAACATGGTAACATATAACGTTTACAGCAACAATATCGACCACACGTGGTACGACAGCAGCAATCTTGTATACAGCGCATGCTATGATAGCAACGGGGATTCAAAGACCCTGAAAGTTGTATTCAAGGGAGGAAGAACATACATCTATAAGGGTGTCAGCACAAAGGATTATCTTATGTTTTCAAAAGGGGCACAATCCAATGGAGAGGAATTCAACCGCCATATTGTCAAAAACTATAAAGGTGTCAGATTGGGTGATACAGACCTTGACAAATTGGAGGAACTGAAATCATCTTTCATGGACGAAGGAAAAGAGGTCGAAGAAGCAACAACAGACCTGTCATACCACTTGGAGATAAACGACAAAACCGGTGAGTTCAGATTGAAACTCGGTGACAGAATCATATATGAAGGAATTGAAGGACAGGTGTCAATATCCAACCTATTCAAATCAATGAGACTTGCATGCGCTGTATCCGAACTAAAGGAAGCATTAACAACTGAAGACGATTTCGAACAAAACGAATTAGTTTAAGAATGGGAAAACAGAAAATAGATTTCGGCTTCATACCGTCAAAATATCAGGAAGCTATATTTGATTTCGTACAACACGGAACAGGCAACGCCGTAATCAGGGCGATGGCCGGTAGCGGGAAAAGCACTACTATGGCCACTGCAATGAAACTAATCCCAAAAAAACAGAAATGCCTCTTCATAGCTTTCAACAAGTCAATTGTGGAAGACCTTTCGGAAAAACTGAAAAACTATCCGAACTGCACCGTCAAGACAATACACGGCCTCGGATATTCCATAATACAAAGGAACCTTGAAGAAACACCTGTCTTGGACGAATACAAATACAGGAATTTCCTGAAACAGAATGTATGTGAATTATCACAGCTTGATTGTGAGAATACAAACAGAACCGTGTTGGAAGACTATGTTGACACCATAACAAGTCTTATAAACTTTGCAAGATACAACCTTTGCCAAACACCAAAGGAAGTTAAAGAAATTGCAGACAAATACGGTTTTCCATACTATAACGACGAGTGTGAAGTCACAATAAAATGCCTTGAATGGGGAAAGAAAAACCTGTCAACAATAGATTACACAGACATGGTTTGGCTTCCATATGAATTGTCAATGTCCCCCAAAGGAAACCAATATGATTGGGTTATGTTCGACGAGGCACAGGACGCTTCAAAGGCGTATGTTGACCTTTTTCTTAGAACCTTCAAGAGAGGGACAAGATTCATCGCGGCAGGAGACGAAAAACAAGCCATAAACCTGTTTGCAGGAAGCAGCGCAGATGCGTTCGAATATCTCACATGCTATCCCCATACAAAACTTTTCACCCTTCCTATATGCTACAGATGCGACAGAGTGATAATAGAACTCATACAAACGTTGGAACCCGATATTGAAGCAAGAGAAAACGCAGGAGGAGGAAATATCTTTTATGATTGCCACATAAGCAAGATAAAAGATGGCGATATGGTGTTATGCCGCTCAAAAGCCCCTCTTGCCAAGCTATATGCCAAGTTAATAAAAAAGGGGGTAAACTGCCACATAAAAGGAAGCGATATCGGGACAAACCTTATAGAACTGATAAAGTCAACAGGAGCCAAAAAAATAAATCCCGAAATGCTTGAAGACGGTCTATTCATACGCCTTTATGAACGCATGATAAACGAACGTAACAACATGATGGAAAAACACGGCCTTGACATATGGGACGCAACGCTCTCTTCACCGGTTTTGTCATTGTATGACATGATAGAAACCATACGCATATTCTCTGAAGGATGTTCCACCGTGGATGAAATTACAACAAAGATAGAGAAGACGTTCAAGGACGAGTCAGACGGTATTTGTCTTTCAACCATACATAAAGCAAAAGGTCTTGAAGCCGACAATGTCTATATCCTTTGCAGAAGCACAATGCCGCCGAAACGAGCCTCAAAGGATTGGGAAATATTACAGGAAAACAATTTAATATATGTGGCATTCACAAGAGCAAAACATGTACTTGGCTTTGTCTCTGAAGACGAAATAAAACCGTCAGGCAGTTTGGATAACGATGAAACAATCGTTAACGACATTGCATTCATCGAAAAGCAAGTTTGCAGAGTCCTATGTATCCCCTTTACGGAAGACAAACAATCCACAAGCTTTGCCAAATTCAGACTTAAAGCCGCAACAAAAATTGAAAACAAACATAAAAACGATAATATGCTATACGTCGAAACAATTGAAAATGAAGAAGAAATGTCTTTAGATGAACTTTTGGAAAGCCTTTAAAAGAAAAAATAACCGGAAATTAATTTCCGGTTATTTTGTATTATCTATACTTAATAGATTGGTTTACGGTTCGGTTTGTTCGTCATCGTCATCAGAACCGCCGTCTGTTTCATTTTCATTGGCCGCATTTACGAAGCCCTCACCGAATACAAGCACCTTTGCCTTTTCACCGGCAACCTCCGCAACCTGAGGATACGCGTATTCGTCACCGTTTGACATGAATGTATCAAAAGCGTCTGTAACCAACTCGCCTTCAGCGGATGGAGCATAAGTAGCTTCTTTCTGTGTCGGTATGGTGTTCACACCGATTGCATCCAAGGGATTGTCGTCATAATTGTCCCAAGCGAAAATTCTGTTATCGTCCATTTTGTTTCTCTATTGTTTTTATATTATTTTTCCTTTTATAAATATAAATATCTGAATCAAATGTTATTTAATTGCTTTAACATTTTTTAAGAAAATAGAAATGTATGCATAATGAATTTTGATATATATTAGGAGTGTTAAAAAAATAAAATTTTAAATTATTATGTTTGAATTGTACGAACCAATTGACGAAAAAGACAAACCCAAATCAGAATTCGACAGAGTAAATTCCGAATTTTGGGCTTCAATAATCCTGTTCCTTATATCACCGTTCGTGTTCTGGGGAACATTCCTATACTGTTTAATAAAAGACAAGTTTAAATAGTTTATTATATTCACCATATTTATTATTTGACAAAAATAACAAATGAATTTAAAAACAAAAATCAATATGGCGAATCAAATTAAACTTAATGAGGAGCAACTCAGGAACATGATTATGCAGGCCATCAACGAGGAGATGCAAGAAGGTTACTTCGGTAATCTCCTAAAACGTGGCGCCAACAAAGTAGCCAATGCCGGCAAACAGTTTTATAAGAACTACCAAGCTGACAAGGCCGCGTTCAACGCACAAACGGCCAACGAGAAGAATGCCATGCAACAAGCCAAGGCAGGTATGCAACAGGCTAAAACAGGTGTCCGTGATGCAAAAAGGGTAAACCGTGATATCCAAGGAAATCTCCAAAAGGATTATCAGAACCTTACCGATATGCAGAACAGGTACAAACAGATTGACGACACCATAACCTACGAAATCGGTCAAATCAAACGCAGAATAGGACAGCTGTCAAAACAGGCTCAAACAAACTACACCACTGCACAAGACACCTCCGCCAAAGCGAAAGAAGCTTACGGTTCCTCAAAATCAGCATACCGCACGGCAAAACAGAACGCCACAAACACCTACGGTATATCCAAACCGCAACAACAGGCCGTGAATGAGGCAATAGATATTGCGGTTGACAGAATCTTAAACGAAATCAAAAAACATTAAAAAGCACAAACCTCTAAAAACAAGAAAAATCACCTGCACAAACACAGGTGATTTTTCTTTTTAAAACAAACCGTTCCTTTTCTCGAATTCATTGAAAAGAAGATCGCTAATTTCAAGCGATAGCTCAACAAGATTTTCCTTGTTGAACGGAATGTTTTTTCCATCATCATCGTTTATTGTGCAATCTGAATTTATGAGTGCACACAGAACATCTTTTGCAAGATTCAATTTGATTTTTTTAATTTCCATAACACCATTATTTCTCTTTCTGACTACTCCCACAGTTAAAACTGTGGGGTTCTTGGGGCAAGCATAGTGCAACCACTTACTTTAAGCCCGCAAAGGGATAGTCCTTCCCTCTCTATATTTATAAATAGTTGTTAAACTATTTCTTTTCCGCACATTGGACAATATTTAATCGGAATCCATACCTTTGACACTCTTCGCATATCGTCAGCAAAGTATACATTTAGATTTGATATCAAACCGTCATGTTCATGTCTTCTTTCTGAAATTGGCGTTGGTGGTATAATTGCGGCCATTACTTCATAATTTTCCAAGTTGCTGTCAACGGAAATTGGTAGTAATTCACGATACTTATGATTATAATCATCCATTTTGTCTGATGTTAATGCTTCACAATATTTGCACATAAAATATAATTTAAGTTAAAACGGTAAATCTATTTCTTTGAAATTTTCATAATCAATGCCAGCTTTTTCAATGCCTTTAATTAAGTTTTCCAGATAATGTTTAACCTTTAAATTACATTCTATTATATCTGGTTCTACGTTAATTGTGTATGGAATCATGTCTATTGCAATTTGAATTCTATCAATGGCCCTTCTTTTCTGTATATCATATCGAAGGTTTTTCATTTTTCCCATAACTCTGGCGCCTTCACATGATATATGTCTGTTTCTCTTGTGTTCTTCAGACATTCCATCGTAATACGGATTCAGCCTTACAACATCCTTGCTATATCCTTTACTCATCTTTTCCGAATTTTTCTTTTAATCTTAAATATTCGTGAAATTCTTGCATTTCACGTGTTTTTTTCATGGCATCTTGTTGATGTTGCAATTC